TCACTGAAAGGCTGTGCCAATCCTCGATCGATCGGATGAGTACCAGATTCCGGTGACTTTACCGGTAATGTCTTCGAGTGCGACCTGGCCCATAAAGCGGCTGTCGTTACTGCTGTCGCGGTTATCACCGAGCAGATAAACATGATCTTTCTCGACCACCGTCTGCGGCGTTTGCAGATAACGAGGATCCTTCACGCGATCTGGCGGTGCAAAGAACAGCCCCATGTTTTCGCCGTTGCGAATGACCTTACCGTCAACAATCGACAAGGTATCGCCACCCACCGCCGCCACACGTTTGACCGCCTCCGTGCCGTTGTAGCGATAAGTCACAATGTCGCCCACCTGCGGCGCGTCGATGCGCATTTTGGTGACGATATAGTCACCGATCGAAAGGGTTGGAACCATCGAGCCAGAGGGGATGAAGTAAGTCTTGAACCCCAGCGTCGGGCCTCTCAATGGCCCCAAAAGAATCAGCGTGAGAATGACCAGCGCCACCACGTAAAGCACATGGAAACGGGTGCTGGGGCTGTTCACCGGACGGTCGTTTCTACGCACCGATATCGCAGCCGCCGTGGCCGAGCCGAGTTTCACCAGGACGATAAACGTAGCGAAGACATACAGGCCCACTGGCGTGGCAGGCACCCCGCAGACACCGAGTAAAATCACACCGAGATAGAGCAAAGCGGCAACACGCACCGCCCACTTCACCTGACCGGCATACACCAGACCCCAACCGGCGACCAGGCACGACATCACAAATGCTTGCAGCGGTAACTTCGGCTTATCAGGAGCAGACATAAATTCTCTTCACGTAAATAGCTGACAATCAAGCGCCCGGCCTATTGAGCCAATAGGGCGCTACGGGCAATGCAGAGGGGGTTATTTAGCGGAAAAATAACCGGTCGTGCGCAATTGCAGGCTGTACACCCAGATACCAAACACCAGTGCATATTCTTTGAACATCGGCAGCGTAAGCAGATGCACAACCGAACCGCTGTTCATTTGCGACAGAGAGAAGGCGATCCCCAACATCAACGCGAGAATAAAGCACAGAGAGCTGATCTTCTTTCTCGCCAGCAACAGCAAGCCGCCGACAAACATCAACAATGCCACCACGCAGACGTTCAACAACATCAGGAACGAAATATCCCCTTCCCGCGCTTGCTGAAACCCGTCATGAGCCACCCACAGACCGGCCTGAATCAATACGACAAAGCAATAAAAAACGGCCATGAAGACAACGGCGGGACGTGTGTTGTACCAAGCTCGGGACGATGTAGCTTCCATGGTGCGGCGACTCCTGAGTAAAGGCGCGGAATGCTACTAAATGGCCATCACCCTGTCCATTTCCACGCCCTCCTCCCGGCTGCTTTGCCCAGCGCGAACAGCCCCTCCGTGACAACGGCTGAGCCGTTCGCCACAAAGGGGGCTGATTTACGCTTTCACCTCAACGTTATCCAACGCCTGATTCACCGCCAATTCCCCCAACATCACCACCTGCGCGATGCCCAAAGCGGTTTTTCGGTGCGAGGGTTCGAGTGCGGCGGCGAAGTTGTTGAGCATTTCCGAGGCGGAACTCAGCGTTTCACTGGCATTGGCCAGCAGGGATTCTGAGTCGTATTTGGGGTTTGCGAAGTACATGCGTTCGGGTTCGTTGACGCTGGACATGATGTGGCCGGCGGGAAGGAGGTAGTGATCGAGGGCGCGCTCGGCGGCTTCGTGGAGCTTTTTGGAGTTGAGGGATTCGTAGGGGGATGCGGGATCGGTTTCTGGTGGGTTGGGCGTTACTTTGAACATAGATGGAACCTCTAGCGCGATTACTAAAAGAAGCCATCACCCACGCTACCAAACGATGGGTGGCGGCCATACGCGGGTTGGTAGACCGGTCGCACTAGAACCCGGCGCCCACGAATGGGCCCCACGCATGACCACCATGAAATCCGAGTCCTAGGGAAGCGACTGAAATTGGTGATGCAATGCATCTAGACACGAAGCGGGCTACCAAACCCGATCACTGGTTTTCAGTGATGTTGGGACGATAGAACCTGCGGGCTAGACGCACAAGCCGGGAGATTCTGTCTTAGGTGTAGGGGGAAGAGCAAGGGAGTGTAGGCTCAAGACTGCAGCAACAGGCTTCATTTAAACAAAAGTGTTTTTTCTGTTTGGAAAGGCTCTACGAACAAGGTGATCGATTCAATAACGCGTTCCGCAAGATCTTTCAAGCGGGCCTGAACAAGGACAAAGTAGGCAAAGCCAATGACCTCGCCAAATCCACCGGCAAGGGAGTCTCTTTCAAATTTACCGATGAAAACGGAAATTTCGCCGGACTGGAAAACCTCTACGCCCAAGTCGAGAAGCTGAAGGCGTTCAACGACGAAGAACGCACGACAATCACCAAAGAGCTGTTCGGTGACGCTCAGCTACACCTTGGCCATTGGCCGGCCGGACCTGATTCCGGAACTGACCTACACGCTCGAAGGTGTGAAGCCGGAAATTGACGAAATCATCTGGTATGGCGGGAACGTGCAGCACACGCTCAGCGCGGACAACGGTTACACCGTCGGTTTGGAGCTGGAGAGCAAGCTGCCGGAGGACACTGTTGAGGGGCTAGCAGAAGAGCATGAGGGGGACTTCACGGGGATCATCGCGTACTACCGCGACAATGAGACCGGGAGGGAAAAGACGGTGATGGCTGGAGATCAGAGCAAGCCGAGGCGGTTGCGGTGGTTGTACTCAAGTGACAGGACGGCAAAGCGTGCTGTCGATCGAGAGTGGTCAAAACTCCAATCTAAAAGAACTCCGGCAAATTAGCTTTCAAAATAGCCAGTGACATCGCCTCCGGCGCACGAAACCATATGTTGTAAGCCATCAGCAGGCCCGTTATTTCCTTGTCTTGGACCTTCCAATAAAGATGCTCAAAGCCTTGGACCTTGACGAAAAAATTCAGCATTTCATTGCTGAAGGTATAAAACTCGTCGTGATCTAGGCCGAAAGCTTCCGCTGACTCAAGCAGTTTTAGGTAGTAAAAAGCGACCTCATCTTGATCGTCACCACCTTGTGCCCCTATTGGCAAACTGAAATCAGGTCGCCCATTGAATCCCTCATGTGCGATCTTGTGACATGCATAACAAAGCGTGATCCCATTGCCGGTTTCGTATCTAGCATGTGGAAGCAAGGTTCTTCTGAACACATGATGCGCCTGAATCCGATCGTCAGAGCTGCAGACTACACATTGCTGGCCGTCTCTAGCCCTAATAAATCGACTCCAAAGCGACAAACACCACCTGTCAGATCGCTTGTTTACGACCGCTCTAAGCAATCTTTCCCTGAGCCTCCTCAACTGCTCCTGATCAATTACAGGTCCTCCAGAACAACACATCATTCACTCCTTAGTCATCAAACGCGCGTTACGCCGGCCACGTTCACGAAATGCCCCCCAACCAAAAAATATTTCCGATTGAAACAGCTCTCAAAGGTGACGAGTATGGCAAGTAGCCATGACTCAAAGCCATCTAATGAGAGGAAAAATTTTGGAGAGTCAAAAAGCCCCACTTTCTACTTTTGAGCCTAAAAAGAAAAAACGAAATCCTCCATGGACACGGGACGAGTTGATTCTTGCTCTTGATCTCTATCTCCGCCATCGACTGTCAACGCCCCACGATGCTCACCAAGACGTCGCTGAACTCTCCGCTTTCCTAGGCCGAATGGGGAAATTACTCGGCATTGCTAGTCAGGAGACGTTTCGAAATGAGAATGGCGTGACCATGAAAATGAGTAACTTCAGTCGACTTGATCCAGCGTACACCGCTGACGGTAAAGTCGGCCTGCAAAGAGGGAATCAGGACGAGCAGGGACAAATAGGGGACAGACCACAATATTCAATCGCTACGTCACACCTCATCAGCGAGCAAGAGCACGGAGTAACAACGCGTAAGCCTCCGTCCTATCCCAATCCTGATAAACTCCCCCACCTTCGCCCCTCTGATCCAGATTCCCCCAAATGCCTCTACAACCCGCCCCACTCTCCCGCCGCTTCTCCGTCGCCCCGATGATGGATTGGACGTAGTCCCTCGTCTGCACCCCGGACAGCCTGGCCGTGCCCTCAAAGACACAATGCTTTGTAGCAATCTCTAAGCATGCAGCAATCACCGCCCATAAAAAGACACTACCGGTACTACGCTTGTCCTTTTTCGACAGCAGTCGATGCAATGTCAGACGGATACTCGTTGCGAGATGTTCTGGAGAGGATCTATCAGAATCAGCTCGGTCTGGAAGCCTCTTATGGAGCTGACGCTGCACGCAGAACAGCAAGGTTTCACCGAAGTCGCTGATAACGCTCGCGGCGCTTTGTGGGCGATTGGAGAGAACGCCGGGCACATCAGGCAGGGATTGGCTAAGCTGAAGGGAAAGACTGGCGGCTAGATACGTAACATTTCTGGACGTGTACCTAAGCCTGCTTTCGGCTAGTAGCAGACGCTTGGCGTAGCGATGCTCTCCACTGAAGCATCCGTGTGTATCTATTGATGGATAGGCCCTCCGGAGCTAGGCTGATGCAATTTTAATGGCTATGCGCCATACTGATTCGATAGGCGGTTCTGTGATCCGCAAAATGAATTTCAAATAAGATTAAACGCATCCCTGCTTTTCGACTCTATGTTCACGCAAGTAGTCTAGGGGTTAGAATGTTAAGGACTATTGAAAAGTATATGGAAGATCGTCGCCTCCTCGCGTCAGCGGCCCTGTTTCGTCAGCTTCATGAAAATAAAAAAGATGTCTATGACGTATTGGCCCAATTTATTCGCTCTTCGATCAGCTGGAGCTCTTCATGGAGCTTCAATGTCACAGAATGCTCTGACATTCTAGAGAAATATTTCGGCTTTAAGATTCCTGACGCAGTTATTCGTACATGTCTGAAAAAACGCCTCAAGCGTGCGGGTGAGTTATCACTAAACAACGGTATCTACGCCACTACCGAAACCTTTATTAGAGCCGACTCGCTTAAAGATGACTATACAAGCATCCAAAGCGAACAACGCTTCATAATAGACACTTTAACCGATCATGTTGAAAGAGTAACCGAAAGAGCGCTAAGTAATTCTGAACGCAACCAGCTTTCCGCAGATTTTCATTCTTATTTTTTAGGCGGGCTAAAACCTTGTCAAAACTCACTGCTTATCAGTGAGTTCATTGTTAAGTATTCTAGTGATGTGGAATTTACTGAGAAGCTCAATCGCGTTGAAGAAGGCCTAATCCTTTACGGAGGAATCTGCCACTCCTCCAGCCTAGCCAATCATGAGCCATGGCGGAATAATTTCACAATATATCTCGACACAGAAGTACTATTTTTTTCGCAGGGATTCAACGGCACTCTGCATAAAAGTATTTTTGATGACTTTCATGCGTTGATAAAAGAGATCAACACGCGAACTTCTAATGATGCAAAAATCGAGCTTCGCTATTTTGATGAAGCGAAACGAGAAGTAGAAGATTTCTTCTATGCGGCCGAGAGGATAGTTGAGCAGCGACAGGAGCCTGACCCCTCTAAACCCGCTATGGTAAACATTACCAATGGCTGCAATAGCGCCGGTGACGTCTTGCTGAAAAAAGCCAAATTTTATGAAGCACTTCGTCAGCTCCGCATCCACGAAGAAGTCAGCCAAAACTATTATGACCCACCCACCTATGTTGTTGATGATATCGGAACTTTTCAATTGCTACAGGCTGAACATCCGGATCTGGATCAAGACAAGATTCCAAGCGTATTGCGATTATTCACCAAAGTAAATTATCTACGTCGCGGCTTGAGCAATCAAGGCCTAGAGCAGTCCGCAGCCATCCTTGTTTCAGGGAAATACATCACACGCGTCCTGGCATTTTCCAAAGCCGTGTTGCAAGAGCCGAAGCAAATTCCATTTGCCACTGATCTAGACTACCTAACAGAACGTTTATGGTTCAAACTAAATAAGGGATTCGGGGACGGGAAGTTGCCGTCCACCTTCGATGTGGTTGCACGAGCGCAGGTGATTTTGTCCACCCAAGCCGGTAGCAAAGTTGCGGAGGACTATAAGTCGCTACTTAGTCAGATAAAATCTGGTGCCATGAGTAACGACAGCGCCGGATATTTGCTCTCCGAGCTCCGCTCGCGCACAACAAAACCAGAAGACTTCCAACCAGAAAACGTCGAGGAAGTAGCAGCGTTCCTACGCAGCGAATTCATCGAGGATGCTCTCCGCCAAAAGGCAGTTCTTCTTCGTAAGGCAGAAGAAGGCGAGATAAGCCGAACTCAGGTTGGCATATTGGAGGATCAGCTCAAGGAACAGGAGGATCTATCCAAACAGGAGAGAGATATACACCAACAAGAATTTTTTCAAACTCTAAGTCGACATCAAGAGCAACTGCGTGCACGGGATATTTCTTTCCACAAGGAAAGACTGAAACCGCTCCGCATTGTCGCTGAATATGAGTTCATAGGTTTTACTTTTCTTGCTTACGCCTTCGCGATTATTGCCGGTTTGGCAGTTATTCTTTCCCTCCGTGGCCAAAGTGACACTCCACTTGGCATGCTGTCCGTTGCTTTGGGTATTCTGCCTTTGGTAATTATGCTTATTAGCGGAAAAGCAATGTCTTCTTACTTCGCTAAGCGTGTCAGGGCACGCTATCGCCGACGTCAACGTCAAAAGATTACAATTCGGAATCTGGCCAGCTACTCAGAAGAGCGAGTTAATAATGGTTCAGGCCACGGCGAGGCCTCAAACTAAGCAATTGTACGAATGGATACATGAACAAACTATGACGCTAAACAGTGCACGCATCGGTGCAATGTATTTATGCACATAGTTGCGGACCAGCCTCGAAGAGGCTGGTCAGTTGTGACTTTGTGCTGCCCGTCGCTAGAAATAATTCGACGGTTACTGGAACGCCCGCTCTTGCCCGATAGCGACCTTGCTCAAAGTACATCTCGATCTAATGCAGCGATTCAAACGTACCGGATAGGGATTCGAACCCCTGCCTAAGTCCGCACAAACCGCTTCAGGCCAGTAAATCAGGAGTGAAACCCGTTAACTGATGGCATGTCGCGGCCTATTCCGGCCCACGATCTGCCCTAAATTTGCCCTAAAACAATCCGCCCCTACAGATACTCGACCATAACGCGCAGCTCCACGATAGTGCGCAACACTGCTTCGTGAATGCCTTCGCCGATCACTGTGCGTGCTCCAGGCGCCGCGCCGTGGCGGCCGCCTCGAAGGTCTTGTACAAACCTTCGATACTGGCCGCGTTCAGTACCTTGACCGTCTCCAGGCCCAGCACGAAACCTTCGGCGCGATCACTGGCGCGAAATAGATCGTCCGCCGTGTGCGCCAGCTCGATTTGGTGCAGCAGTTTCTGGGTGTGAACCTCCACCGCGTTCGGCAGGTTCAATGCGGACAGTGCCTTATCCATGCTGCCCCTCGTTCGACTCAGCGCCGTTCACCGGCGGCGCAAACCCCAGCTCGCCGGATTCGACGTCGATCAGCAGCCAGCCGTCCAGCGGTTGGTTGCTCCCGCCAACAATCAATCCCTGCACCATCAGCCCGTCCGGCAGGATCACCCGCAGCATGTTGGCGTCCTTGGGACCTTCCAGAAAGTGCACCAGTTCGACACGGGTGCGATCGGGGGGCAATTTTGCTCAAGCGCACCGGGCATTCGAGCGTCGTTAGCTCGGCGGGCGGACGCCCTTCGTAGCGGGCAATCACGGCAACGGTGGCCAAGCCTTCAAAGACGTGAGACATGAGTCGGGTTCCTAAGCGAGTCAGTAGGCGTCGAGGGGAAAACCAGAGGGTCTGTTAATGGTGGACCAGCCCTGGGGGGACTGGTTGCCACGACCACAGAAAAAGGCCCCCATACCGGGGTCAGATGTGGGGGGCCGATTGAACATAGGCTGGAATTCAATGTACCAGCCTTCAAAGGCCACAAAGCGCCTCTGCATGGCGGTCTGTCGGTTGTGTTCCTTGGATGTGCCGGTCTGGCTGCCATTTGGCTGGCCTTTGCTGATACGATGCGCTCTCGGTCAAGGCAAAACTATGACTGAGCAAATTTTGTGCCTTGGCTTTTTCGCCAGACACAAAAAACCCCATCCCGCGAGGGACAGGGTCTGGCGTTGTTGTAGGGGGAAGACTTGCCGGTACTAGCCCTGCAACGACTAAACCGATGCCTTAGGCAGAGGTCGTGAGCGAAGTGTGGGCTATTGGGTATAGTTATACAATACCGTAATAGCTGTTGGCAGATAGCTGGCACTCGTTCTCGACTCTCTTGCGTTGGCGTCCTTTAAAGGAATCAACAATGAGAGAGACAAAAAATCGACGTGTTCGGCGTCGCACACCGCAGCATCTTAGGACAGTCCACGTCAGTGCCTATAGCCGCAATCGCTTTGGGCACAGGGAGAGCGTGTGTGAGCATTATCGTAGCCCCCCTTGGACTCAGTTGATATTTGAGTTCTAGGTGGTAGAGGGGTAGGAAACTACCCCTTTCCCACGGAGAGCCAAGACTTTGATCTTCCGCTTCCCCCCAAAAAAATGGGTTGCGTGTCCATTAATGGACCACTGGAGCCTAACAGCGCGACTCCCTACGACTGTCGCAGCCGGGTAATCGCATCTGTAATTGCTCTTGCATTTGTGTCCAGGGTTTCCATAGCCGCGATTGCGTTATCGGCAACACCCTGTACGCCATTTTCTGAAAGCCATCTAGTGACCTCTTCTATTGCCGCACCCAGAGCATGCTGGTTGTGCAGAAGCAATGTCAGGGCGTCCGCCGTGGCGATGTTGGAGTCTGAGTTATTTGGCATGGATTCGTCCTTGATCGAGGCGTCTGCAGAGACTAGTCCATTGCAACCGGATCATGCCCAATCAATCAGTCACGACACTCTGTTTTTCGCACCAAAATAGCGCACCAGTCCCATCTCAGTCCCATATGGCCTTTTTTCGCATGCAAAAAACCACAAACCCCCGACTTTCTCTAGGAAAATCAGGGGTTTGCGTTTACTGAATGTGGCGGTGAAGGAGAGATTCGAACGTTCAACACATAGGCGGCCACGGCAAACACTTAGTCACGCATTCATTCGACCGCAGCCCAAAGCGCACGCTCATTATCGACAGTTAACTGTCCACAACTGGTCCAAGCGCGTGGTATAGCTTTGGCTCATCATTTCCCGTCGCATGCCCCAATCTGGATTGCTCGGCACACTCGCAGCCCGGAGCGTCCCCCTCCCCCACCGGCCATTGATTTCATCCAGCACCGCCATCACTCTTGTCGCCTCAGTAGGCTGAGAAGTGGCGAACAGATCGTCTGTATATTCACTTGGCTGGCATAGATTCAGTAGGATGACTTCCGCTTTGCTGTAACTGAAACCAAAACGAAATACACGATCTAGTGCATTGACGGCTGCAGTGGTCAAAAGCCGAACGTCATCAGTTGGGTAAGGCAGATCCACCACGACACCATTCGCATATTTAGCCTCATCGGGGTTGAACATTCCGGTGCGGATGCTGACCCGAATCTTCTTGCACAGCGAATTTTGTGCCCGGAGCTTTTCCGATGCCCGCATCATGTAAGTCGCCACCGCTTCCTTGATTGGGGTCAGCTCCTTCAGCCTTTTACCGAACATCCGGCTGCAGCAGATCTCCTGCTTTGGCGGATCCGGCTCATCCAGCTCCAGGCACGGCGTGCCGGCCAATTCCCGGGCAGTTTTCTCGATCACCACGCTGAAGTTTTTTCTTAACGTCCACGGGTCGGCCTTGGCCAGATCCATTGCGGTCTTGATCCCCATACCATCCAAGTGCATTTTCATGCGCCGGCCTACTCCCCACACCTCCGCTACGTCCGTATTACGCAGCACCCAGTCGCGCTTGATTGGGTCGCAGATGTTCACAACGCCACCGGTTTGCGCCTGCAAGCGTTTGGCGGTGTGGTTGGCCAGCTTGGCTAGGGTCTTGGTATGCGCGATGCCGACACCGACCGGGATGCCCGTGCAGCGCAGCACTTGGCTGCGGATCTTGCGGCCGAGGGCGTCCAGGTCATTAATGCCGGTGAGGTCGACGAAGGCTTCGTCGATGCTGTAAACCTCAACGGCGGGTACCATCGACTCGATCAGCGTCATGACACGCTCACTCATGTCACCGTAAAGCGCATAGTTCGAGGAAAACGGGACGATGCCATGCTGCTTGAGCTTGTGCTTGATCTGGAAGTACGGCTCGCCCATTTTCACGTAGGGCTTTGCGTCGTAGCTGCGGGCAATGACGCAGCCGTCGTTGTTCGACAGCACCACGATAGGCACCTTGGCGAGGTCAGGGCGAAACACGCGCTCGCAGCTGGCATAGAAGCTGTTGCAATCGATCAGGCCGAATACCGGCGGCACGTTAGACATGGCTGCGCACGCTGCTGGTGATCACCCCCCAAATAGACAGCTCGTCACCCTCAAGAACGTACCGTGGCGGGTACTTGGGGTTTTCCGACATCAGGATGACCTCCCTGCCGCGAAGGCATAGGCGCTTGCATACGGGCTCATTGTTCAACAGCGCAATGACGATGTGGCCGTGGGCGGGCTCAATTGATCGATCGACAATGGCCAAGTCTCCCTCATAGATCCCCGCGCCCTGCATGCTTTCACCGGCGAGTGACACTAGGTAGACGTGTGGCGCACGAATGTTCAGCACCTCATCTAGCGATATCTGCGCTTCAATGTGATCCGCAGCCGGCGAGGGAAAGCCAGCCGGGACTCGGAAGAGACATAGCGGCACCTTCGAACCGCCCTCACTGACCGGACCTAGAATTGAGTAACTCATGACTCACGACTTCCAACACTGTACAAATGTACAGTTAACTTTTTGAAAGCCTTCCGGTCAAATTTTGCAGGAAATATCAGACCGACGGAGGTACCTAAGCGTAAGCATTACCACATCAGATAAGAGCTCCCTCTTCCACCTCGCGCTCTGCACCCGCAACCTGGAGACTGTCCGGCAAACGATGCATACCCTTCAGACGAGCAATTCGCCCCCCCCACTCAGGCCAGCAGAGCTCATCGTCCAACGCTGTAGGACGCGGAGACGAAGCGCAAAATCGATTCAGAGCGGGTTTTTTTCAAAAAAAAATATTTTTTTTACGAAGAGGAGGGACTTGAAGAATCTGGATACGAGGAGTGTACGAGAAAATAAACGCTTTGGACAAAGCTACCGCTAGGGGTCCCAAGAACGTGGGATTGCGTATGGCATAGAAAATGACCAAAGGTAGGTCTTTGAGGCGATTTTGGTCTAAAAAATGCATTTGTGCAAGCTTTTTAATTTTTTGGATGATTGAGAATGCCTTAGGTGTATATCTAACGAAAGCCAATTACGCTACAAGCCACGGATGACGTGGGCTGCAGCGGATCACGAGATTTCAAAATCTACATAAAAAACAAACTAAGCTGTATAGACAAACATTCCGCGTTATTTAAAACACCAGATCAACACAAATACCCCAACATTAAATCCGACAACCGGCCATCCCATTTTTTAGATATCAAACTCAGTAGTGTAAGCACAAACACAAACAGAGATTAAAGGCGGCTCTACAATATTAAAATAGGGTTTTAACAAGCCGTTCTAAAACAGCAAAAAAAACAACAATGAAAACCTTCGAAACCCTTACAAATCAAGGCCTCCAGACATTTCAGAGAGAAACAAAAACATATAAAAAAACTTTTTTTTAGTGTCTCAGTTTTTCCACCATACGTCCGTGGTCGCGATTGACGAGTTTTAAAGCCCGCTCTAAGATCACTCCCATCAGCCACACAGAACCAAACGCCACGTCTCATTTGAGATTCCGGCGACGGCCCCTGTCGGTTTGATGAAAGGAAAAAACGAAAGTAAGAAAAAAAAGTAAAAAAAAAGCTGAAGGGCGGCAACCCTCCAGCCTCGCTGCAAAACCACGGATCGTTAACGCTTAGGCCGATCCGGCACCGAAATGATGCTGGCTTCACAGATTCTCGCGAATCAAAAGTAGCATAGATCATGGATGGTGAGCCATGGCCCTTGGTCGCTTGCGACTAAGGGCTTGGTGACTGAGCATCACGAAGAGGATGCAAAAATGTCCATTAGCCATTTGATGTTGATCTTGGCAATTGAGGTGGTTCGTCTGCTTCAAGACGTACTGCCACTGTTGCTTGCCTGATAGAAGAAGCCGGGGAAACCCGGCTTTTTTCATTGGAAAGTGATCGCTTTGACATAACCTTGGCACGCAGCCAATGCGATCAGCCCCCGGTCGCCGTCATCGGTGACTCCGATAATTCGTTGAGCATGCGCTGGGTTAAGTTCGGCTCTTGTGGGGCCATGAACCACGCCGCCGGTGGCGGTGGTGGCTGACAACGATCCGTTGCCGGTGCCGGTGGTGGCGTCGAGTAGGACTGACAGGCGCAGATCAGCAGTGGCAAGGCGGTCGCGCAGGCGACCTTGATCACGTTGGACATCGCTCAAAGCTCGGTAATGGGTTTGTTCGCTGGTAGCCAGGCGCTGCTCGAGCGCAAGGCGTTTGTCCTGTTCGGCACGCTGCTGCGCAACCGTGGCCAGGGCCAACTGGTTAAGGGTTTCGGTGTGGAGCCGGGCCTGCTCTGCGAGCTGTTTGCCGTAGCGCCAATCCTGTACTTGCCAAGTAATGGCAGCGAAACCACTGACCAAGACGACCAGCAGCACGCCTTTTGCCAGCAGCCAATACGGGGCCGGGATCAGTTCGCCGAGACGCATAGCACCGCCCTCGCCCGCCCCCACAACTCCAGCCGATCCTGCAGGCCGTTGAGACCGCCGTTGATCCTGCGGGTAATCGTGTTGAATTCATTTTGATCAGCCAGCGCGTTCAGCCCATTCACGGACCAAAACCACGCCGCCGACTCGGCGGCCCACTGCGGCAGCTCCAGCAGTTCAGGCGTGCGCAGCAATCGCTCGTCACCGAACAGCGCCAAGCTGCAGCGCAGGTAATTGTCGTGGCCGGTGACCTGGATCAAGCCGCGACCGCGATAGCGCTGGCCATCACCATCCGCTGCCGGCGTGTTGCCCAGTTTCGCAGCCAGGCTGCCAGTGTCGTACTTGCTCAGGTACTGGTCGCCGCCCAGTTCCCGGACGTACTGCAACTGCCCCGACTCGTGACCGACTTGCGCCAGAAACGCGGCTTGGCGTTTCGGCGTGTTGATTTGCCGATTAGCCATGGCTGCGTTGAGGGCGGATACAAAAACGCCCGCTTGGCGGCGGGCGTTGGGCATGATGCTGTGCAGCTGTTGTTCAGTGATGGACATACAAACTCCAGACATAAAATACCGCACTCAGGCGGCGAGGGGATGCGGTTACTGTTTCTCGATGTTCACAACCTTGAGGGGTGGTTTCGACCCTTTCTTTTTCTTGCCTTTGGATTTACCGGCTTTGCCGGCATTGCATTCGACCGTGGTCGACCATCCGGACTGGGTGAACACCTGCTCGACCGAATCCGCCAGGTATTCACCATCAAGACCGACCTTGAATCCCTGAGCGATGATGGGACGCTCGGCGAAGATGTCCGTGCGGCCGGGCATCTCAAGCCGCACATCGGCGGTCGAGCGGTTGAACGCTGACAGACGGGCCTTGGCGGCCGCTTCAGCAGCCGTCTTGTTTGGGTAGATATGGCGGTCGGTATGCACTGCCGGCAGCCCGTCCGGAGCATCGTCGTTGTCGATGGTGACCACCGCCAACTTGCCGTTCTTTTTGTCCTGATGCTTGGTCGCCACCGCCTTGTGAGAGTTGCGATCACCGAGACTGAATTGCCAGCGACTGAGATCGCGGCGGGTCAGTGTGATGGCGCCGAATGCTTTGCCGCTGGCCGTCTGGCCTCCTTGGCGCGGCATCACCAACAGCTTGCCGTCGGCGACCTTGGCCGTGCAGTCGTATTGCTTGGCCAGACGGGTTATGAAATTAAAATCGGACTCGTTGAGCTGGTCGACCCGGGCGACCTTGGTCGACACCGGACACACCAGCGTCCAGCCATTGCGCGCGGCCACGTCAGCCACGATCTTCGACAACGGCACGCCCTCCCAGCTTCCGCTACGGATGGTTTTGCCACTGCCACGCACGTCGCTGGCCTTGCCCTTGATCACGATGGTGTCCGGCGGGCCTGACACCTCGACGGTGTCCACGGTGTAGCTGCCCATACGCGCCAAGCTCGTTTCGGCATAACCCAGGTAAATCTCGATAGCGCTGCCACGCCGTGGCAATTGCACTTGCCCATCACGGTCGTCGATACGCAACTCAAACTCGTCAGACTCCATGCCCGGCTTGTCCGAGGTGCGCAGCAACAACAGCCGATCATTGATCTTGGCCGTGACGTCGGCCCCATCGGCGACGATTCGAAACATCGGTGTCATGGATTTTTCCCAATAAAAAACCCGCACAGGGGCGGGTCATAAAAACAGCGCGTTACTGGGCATCGGCCAGAATCAATCCCATAGGCTCACGCCCTCACTTGTCGGGCTGGGCAGATCCGGCAGGACGATGATCACGCCCAACCGGAACGGCTGAGGCTCATCGGCTAGCCCCTGATTGGCATCGAGCACGGCCTCGACGCTGCCATTCAGGTGGCCGTAAACGTTGTTGCAAATGACATCGAGCATGTCGCCGTCAGACGTCCTGCATGTCGTCGCCATAGCGCTCAAACTCCAAAGTGAACCCCTGTTTTCGAGCAATCCCGCCGTGCAGCAGCGCAGACTGGTCCTCGTTGATGTTTTTCAGGCACCACGTTCCGATCACCTCGCCATAACCCGTGGTCAGCGTCAGCGGCTGCAGCCTGGCACCAATGGAACGTAGGGTGTCGAGCTGTTTCAGTCCACCCTTGAAGCCCGGGTAGATCGTGCCCTTGAGCGTTAACTTTTCGTCGCCCATACCGATGGCCTGCTTCGCCGGCCGGCGCGTCAACCGCTCCTGAGAAGCCCAGCGGAATTCGGTCGAACGGCTCAGCTCGTCGAAAGCTGCCGTGTCCAGATTGAAGTAATACGGCTCAATCTTCGGATCGCGCGGCTGAATGATCATCAGATGCGGGAACGGCTTCACCGCTTCCGGCGCCGGCGTGGCCTCCACGGCAAAGGAACTGGTGGGCACGATGTTGGCCAGCGACGGACTGACCTTGCCGGCGACGTTGTTGATCGCCGTGGCCGCCTTGCCCGCCTGTTCCTTCAATGTGCCCAGCCGCTCCTGCACTTCGGCCGCCGCGCGGGTGGCGCGCCCGTACACCGCCACCACCTGACCGACCTTGGCCTGAGCCGCGTCGACGCCGCGCATCACCCGCTGAAGTTTGGCGCCGATGGCCGGACCAACGAACGGGATATTTTCCAGCTCGGACGCGGCGCCGGTCAGCTCGCGAATCGCGCCATTGACCGGGGACAGTATGCCGTCAGCACTGCGCCGCCCAGTTTCCGCTGCCTCGACCAAGTACTTCAGGCTCGATTGCATCTGCTCCATGTAAGCCATGAAACCTCCTTAGACATGGGGTTCGTCGTACAGCTTGGCGGCGTTACTCCTCGCCGCGTCCGCCATCATTCGTTGCATGTGCGGCATCAGATCCTGCGCCAAGGTTTGCGGGTCTTTGACATCGCCCTGCACGGTCACCGGCATGCTCAGTGAATACTGAAACTGCTGATCCACCTTGGCCGGCTCCGGCTTCGCCGCCTCCTTGGGCTGGATGGCCATCGCCGCCGACTTGAGCGGCGCCGTCACTGCCATCGAGCGCGCGACATCCCCCAGCACTGGGCCTTGCTGCGCCGCTGATGCCATCATGAGCGGCGTGGTCGGCACCGGCGCCTTTGCCGTTTGCTCGGGCTTTTCATCCTCACCGCCGAACAGCGACTTACCCAACGATCCGCCCAGCGCCGCACCGCCCTGACTGCCCAGGTAAGCACCGATCATGCCGCCGATCGCGGTGCCGATGATCGGCACGACCGAACCAATGGCGGCGCCTGCTGCTGCACCGGCCATGGTGCCGGCTAGGTTGCCGGCAGCCGAACCGTAACCTTCGGCTTTTTCGTCCTTGGTCTTGGCGTTTTGAAAGGTTTCAAGCGCCATCGCGCCGGACTCCAGCAGCGTGCCGCCAGGAATGACCTTGGCCACCTTGCCGGCCTTGCCGACGGTTTCGGCGACGACGCCGAGCTTGGACAATGCCCCGCCAGGAACGGAAGGGACTGATGGCGACGGGATCGAAACAGATGGACGTGAAACCGGAACAGGTGGACGAGGCACAGACGGACGAGGACCTCTCGAACTCGGCAACAACCGGCGCCGAGCGCTGCGCCCTGACCCACGCCTACGTCGGGGCGATTCGCCCGATGCATCCACACCGCCACCCATAGCGCCGGCATTGACGACGAAAACCTTCTTGACGCCGTCGTTACCTGCACCACTGTCAGTACCAAGGCCGCCGCCTGTTGCCGCTTCCTTCACCCGCGAAACAACATCCAGGCCAGTCGCTACCAGATCAAGTTCTCCGGGGTTTTTATTTGGGGCTTCGCTCCCATTTCTGCCACCGCGCGCCCCACGCGCAAGGTTTAGCAGCCCCTTGCTGATCTTGATCGTGCTGAAGATACCCTTTAAGGCGATCAGCCCCGCCCCGACCGTGGCGATACCGGCAACTACCCCGGGCGCGCTATCAGTCAGCGACGTAATGCCTTTAGCAACCTTGGTCAACGACTCGGCCACGGTGTCCGTCACCGGGCGCAGCGCATCACCGATGCTGCGCATGGCGTCATCCATCGACTGGGCCATTTCTGCCCATTTCTGCGATGACGACTCGCGCCGCTCGGCGAGGTTCTTGTCGAGGATCCCGGTCGCGTCACGCGAATCGTTTTTGAGCTGGCTGTACAGCACCTTGTTCTGCATGTAGGCCGACAGTGCGGCCTTGACCTGCATGTCGGCGAACAGGTCGCCGGTGCGCAGGGATTCTTCCAGCGAGGCCATCATGGCCTTGGCCTTCTCCGGGTCGGCTTCCTTGCTGATTTTTGACGTGGCTTCGGCCATGGCCGCCGCACGCTTCGGATCGGTCGCCTGAATGTATTTCTGAGCCAGCGCCATGCTGGTCTCAAGCGTGGACATACCGTTTTGCAAACCGGTCTGCATCGACCCCTTGTAATCAATCCCGGCTTTTTCGTAGGCCTTGACCGTATCGGTCGAACCGATTTTGCCCATCCAGTTTTTCAGGTTGTTGGCCGCTTCGTCCGAACTGCCTGCCTGCTTCATCTGCACCTGCAACATGGCGCCCAGTTGCGTCACCGCATCCAAGCCGGTGATGCCGTTGCTGGCCATGTTGGCCAGCAGTTCCGGGAACCACTTGGCCATGTCGGCCGCTTCAAAGCTGCCCGCCTGCCCTTGGTAAGCGATCGCCTCCAGCGCCTGCTGCATCTGCTTGGGGTCGGTGATCTTGGCGTTCTGCCCTAGGGCGTTGATCATCTTCGCCGTGTCGACGCCGCTGGATCCCTGCCCCACGACAAACTTGGCCGCGACAGGCGCGTATTCCAGCGCCTTGCTCAGATCCATACCGGCGCCGACCAACTGATTGACCACGTCGGCCACATCGTTGCGCGCCATGCCGGTGTCGCGTGAAGTGTCGATGATCTTGCGCGACATCTCCTGTTCTTGCGGCTTATTGGCAATGCCGGCCTTGATCGCGATGTCACGGACAATGGCGCCAAAATCAGCGCTGACCTTGGCCGGTACCGCCATGGCACCGACACCGACCACCGCCGCACCGACAGCGCCCTTCATGCCCTTTACGCCAGAATCAATCTGCTGATGACCCTTGGCTTTCAGCTCGGCTTTGTTGGCCGTCTGCCCCATCGAGCGATAGGCTTTTTCCAACCGGCCGACCTCGATCCCCTGCTTTTTCAAGCTGTCGAGGTTCGAGTTCAAACGGCTGAGTAATTTGGACGCACCGGCAGCGCCGGTGTCGTGAGCCTTCTTCCATTCTTCGCGCAGGCGGATGGTGTCGCCAATCGTGCGCTGCAGCACCCGCGCTTTGTTGCCTTCTGCCTCAAGGCGCTTGATGCGCCCGGTCACATCCTTGAACGCGGCGCCGACCGTTGAACTGACGGCACCGCCGATCACCAGCCCGAGGGCGAGTTTGTTTGCCATGTCATGGCCCCCATGTGCCCAGCACTACCGATGGCGGCTCAATCCGTGAGCCACCAGACCATATCCGCGAACGGCATCGACTGGATCTCGGCGGCGGAAAATCCGGTTTCCGCCGCCAGACGTTTCGCCGCCGACTTGATAACGCTGGGGTTAAAGCCCGTCGTCGTTGTCCATGCGAAAATAGCCGGCCTGCAAGCGGTTAAAATCCACCAGCTTCAGCCCCTCCAGATCCGCCACACGCGCACCGGACAATGCAGCAAACAACACCAGCTCGCGCTGCTCATCATCGCCACCCACTTCACGGTTGGCCGCCCGCACGTCGCCCACGGTCGGCGAACGCAAGGCCAGCTTGTCGACGGTCACGCCATTGATTTCACTCGGACACGACAGCGTCACCAGCACCTGGTCGGTGGTCATCGACAACCACGCCGGCATCGAGTCCGAATAATCAGTTTTCGGTACCAGGTGCGAATACGCCGTTTGCACGCGGCGATAATCCGTCAGCTTGAGGCCTTCCAGATCCTTCAGTCCGACTTCGGCGAGACCTGCGAACAGCATCAGTTCGCGCTGTTCGTCGTCGCCGTTAGCAGCACGATCAGCCGCGCGCACTTCACGCACGGTCGGGTTGCGCAGGTTCAACGTCTCGACGTCGACACTGTTGGCCTTGCTTGGACGGGTCAGCGTTACGACCGCGCCGAGCGCACTTAGCGACAGCCAGGCCGGCAGGTTTTTAGCGATTACTTGAGTCATCTGGATCTATTCCTTACATGCCGAGTGCTTGGCGCACTTCGAGCAGTTGGTCTTTGCCGTCGATCACCTGAATGCCGGCGACCATGTCGATTTCGTACATCAGGCGCCCGTCGATTTCGAGTTTGTAGTACGTGACCGAAACGGCGTGTTTAATCTCGGCCGCATCACCGGCTTTCCAGTCACCGAGATCGACCTCTTTGAGGCGACCGCGCAGGGTGGCAACGACCGCTGTCACCGCGCCCTTTTGGCCCTTGAAGGCACCTCGGAACGTGGCGTTGAACGCCGTGCCGTCAGCCAAGCCGAAGTACTTCAGCGACTCGCGGCGCACGCCTTTGGTGACAAACGAGGCTTCCATTTTTTCAAGCCCCTGATCCATATCGATGGGGCCAGCCATGCCGCCGCCACGATATTCGTCAGTCTTGGTGGTCAGCTTGGGCAGCGTGAGGCTAGGCACGTCGCCGGAGAAGTTCACGCCGTCGACGAACAGGTTGGTGTTGTACAAAGTCTGAGGAATCATTTGCTACGCCCCCTTAGGCTGCTTCAAGCACTTCGGTCATCCACTGATCGGTGACTTCGAAAAGGAAATTCGGGTTCTCTGCCGGCGGCACGTCGGTGAAACGGATGCGCCAATACACCTTGCCCTGGGCGATCTGGCTGGCCGTGTTCAGATCGGTGTCGGCGAACACTTCAAAGTTGATGATCGCGCCCTGGGCTTTCAGGTCGCGCATGAACGCATCCAGACCGTTGGTGACATCGGTCACGTAGGTCTTGGTGATCGAACGGTCGACGGCCCACTTGTGCCCCGCCTGCACCGCATCCATGAGGATGAACAGCGTGCGAACGCGAGTAACGAAGGCCCATTTCGGATCGCTCGACAGCGTGCGGTTGCCCCACAGGCGATAACCGTCATCGCGGATGATGGTGGTGATATTGGCGTTGTTGAGCAGGTTGGCTCGGCACGTCTCGTCGCCGTCCAGGTACTCAACCGCGCGGCCGGTGCCGGTGATTCCAGTCAACTCCTTGTTCGATGGCGAGGCCCAGAAACCGTATTCAGCATCCGTCCAGGCAAACAGGCCTGCTGCCCAAGCCGAGCCGGGCGCATCCACGGTTTTGCTGGTGATGGTGTCCCAATACTTGACGCCCGGATCGACCATGAACAGGTTGCGACTGCCGAAGTTATCGGCGTAGGCCATGGCGGCCTCGTCAGTGGTGCCAGGGCCGTCGATGATGCCGATGGCGCGCAGTTTCTGCGCCAAGCTATCGAGCGCCGTGGCCACCGCCTGAGTCGCGGTATGACCCGGCGCGATCAACAACCGCGGCTGTGCGTTGAACAGGCTTTTGCCGTCGAGCAGCGCCTGTAAGCCAGTACGCTGCCCCGACTCCAACACGCCGCCGATGATCGCAGAGGTTTGCAGCGCAGGGTCTTCCAGCTTGGCCACGCCGATGGCGACGATCACCGCCTTGGCTTTGACATAGATCGCCTGACAGGCCTTGGTGATTGCCGAATCGGCGCCGAAGGCGGCAATGGCTTCGCGCTCGGTGGTGATCAATTTCAGCTCGCCCGCCTTGGCCGTACCACCGCCGAGCACGCCCGGGGTGAAGGTGTCGCACAGACCGATAATCGACGACGAGGGCAGCGAGATGGTGCGCGCGCCAGTGTCGACCGACGTGGTCGTGACGCCGTGGAAAAAACTCATAAGGGTCAGTCTCCAGAAATGAAAAAGCCCCGCATGAGCGAGGCTGTGAGGGTGTTCGTGTTACGCGTAACGGAAAAGAAAACGCCCCGCCAGTGCGGGGCGTTTATTGGATCTGATCGGCGAGCCAAGAAGGCGCCGGCGGCCGATGATCAACCAGCGGAAATTCCCCCGCTTCTGGCCAGTTGCGCAGCGCCCGGCGATACACCTGAAGCTCGGAATATTGGTCGACCGTGATTGAGGTCGCGCCGCCCTCTTCAATCTCGTCGCGATGTCGAGAAACCAGCGGATCGGTCAGGACCAGCTGTGCGTCACGCCAAGCGCGCTCGATAGTCGCAAGCTCCTCGGAATCGAGTGACGGCGGATCGATCAGCATGGGACAACTGCCCTCCCAGCAAATCACCTGGCCCTGGCTTTCACCAATCAGCAGCGCCATATGAGCATCAGCAGAGATCTCAACCACGTCATCCGGCATTGAGTCGTGAATACTGCTATCGAAAAAACTACGCTCAGATTTTGAAGCGAACATAAAATCCCCTTAGCAGCCGATAGCCAACCATTCGAAAGAAAGCTGCTGCGCAGTACCAGCCTGCCCCGATTGCGCTAGCGTCGTATAGAAGGTGGCACCCTGGTTGGTGTAACCCCCAACGCTCGCTGTTGAGTTGTAAGCCGCCATATTCCTTGGCGTTGTAAACACCCGTAAGCATGCATTTGGAAATTTGATAGGGAACGTAACGGCCGCAGTACCTGCCGCATTCGCCGTCCCCATGCCCCACTGCATAACTATGCCGCTCGATGACTTCTTCCAGCCAAAATCCGACGTCAAGGCAGCGAACAGCGGCGAGTACTTCAACGCCGCATCGCCGCCATCAAGGTTCCATCCGTCACCCGTTACAAGGCGCCGAAACACCGCATAGGTTTGCGGAACTAAAACCAGCGTTGCGACTGGGCCGGAAACACTGGAAAGGGTGTCGCCACTACCGGGTTTAGCCTTTACCGTGCAGCCGGATGTACCGATAACCGTAATCAATGAACCAGCAGGCACGGTAGAAGCGGCGGGCAGGGTAACCGTCCCAACAGCAGTAATACCAACAAGCTGGCCCACACTGGATGCAGTTAGAACCGTGTCGCCCGCATAGTTGACTTGGCTCGAATAACTACCCTGCGACCTCTGCGCAAACTCAGTCGTAGCGAGCTTTTGGCTGGCATCAAACTGCGCCGGGGTATTGGCCGTCGGATTGATCAGCGCCGGCGAGTTGATCGGCGCGAAGCCTTGCGTCACGTTCTGGAACGTCAACGCCGTAGTGCCCAGCACAATCACCCCGTCAGTGATCAATTGCCAACGGGTGTCGGCCAACATAGCACCCTGCTCAACCGACACCAGCAACGCCGACGTCACCTCTGTATTTGAGTCAGCATCTACCGCACGCGACCAGCCGGCCGGCGCCGCAACCCAAATGCCATTGTCCTTGGCGGCGTTCTGGTTTTTTACCAACACCCGATCACCAGCAGCCAGCGCCACGCCATCAATGGACTGAAGCCCCGTCAACGCAATGTTGGCCGTGGTCGCAACCCGCACCGACTGCTTGCTGTCGAGCTTGTACAACTCTTCCAGAATCTTTGCGTCGACATACTCACGCGTCGCCAGCACCACCGACGGGTCAATCTTGAGCTGAATGTTCCCCGTGCTGGTGACAATGAAGTTCATCCGCACGATCTGCGTGCGCCCCGAGCCTTGCGACAGCAGCGGCTTGAAGCTTGGCGCGCAGTTGGCCACCGCCACCAGATCGCCATCCGCATCGTAGAGGCCGATTTCGCGGATCCACTTACCGCCCTCATCGGCCGGAATGATCTGCTCGGCGATGATCACCGCCGGGTTGACTGGATCGATCTTCAGTTGGTTAAGCGGCTTGCGGCGCCACTCGTTGAGCAACTTGGTTTGTCCGGCCGCCGGCACCGGGTTGGGCGGATCAGCCAGCCCGTTCGGGTTGGCATCACCCACGCCCATGTGCGTGATCAGCCAGGGAATGCCGAGCGCGTCGGCATTCGCCTGCTTGGCCATCCCCACGTTCGTGAGGATCGCGAAAAACTGCGAATTCGCATCAATCATAATAAACGTCCAGGGTATCAATGGTGTGTTCGCGACCGACCACGCCAAAGCTGCCAGTGACCTCAATGTCACGCATGACGGGCGGGTAAACGTCGATTTCGTCGCCTTCGTAGAGGGACACGGCGATATTCAAATCGCCTTGAGTTTCCAGGCTGATCGCCAGACCGGTCAGTTGCCGGGTGACGGGCTTGGCATCGTCAATCAGGCGCTCAAGCTCCTGATACATTTCTTCGGTGATGCCGGTATCAAGCACCCCGACCTTCAGCGCGAAGGTGCCCGGCACGCCCTCGGGCACGGTCTGGAACCACTCGAGAATCTCGATCAGGTAGCCAAGCGGCTCGACTACCCGGCGCAAAGCGCCGATGGTGCCCTTGTGTTTGTGGATGTAATACGACGCCTTGATGGCCGCGCGCTTGGTAGATTCGCTCCACCGGTAATCCCAGCGATCCACCGACCATGCCCATGCGAGGTGCGGCAGCAAATGCACCGGGCAGGTATCAGCGTTGTAGAGGTCGCGCAGAGGAACAATCGTCTTTTCGAAAAACGCGGCCTCCATGGCCCGTTCCAGTTGCGTGCTGTTGAGCGGTAGGAGACTTTTCATATCAACCCGCCAGCCTCACGTTGTATCGCGTACAAAACGCCGCTTGCGCCTTGGTCGGGGCCAGATCCTGCCAGCCGACCAACTCGACTCGGGCAACGCCGGCAACGTGCAACTGTGCGTCAACAGCGGAGCGGGCGACCTCAACGCCCAGCCGCTTGCGTGGATTGATCCAACCGGCCAATCGGCTTTTCGCTTCGGCCAAACTGGCATCCGCTTCGGGTCCGGCGCTGGCCATGTGCAAAATGGCGTCAATCTCGAAACGGATCACCTGCGCGCTTTGCACAGTCACCCGATCACCCACCGGCCGCACATCATCGTCATTCAGCGCAGCGGCTACAGTGGCCAGCAGCTCCGGCGGTGCTTCGCCTTCCCCGTCCAACCCCAGCACCGTGACCGTAACGTAACAAGGCGCCGGGCTTTCGGCCGTGGCGTCTGCCACCAGCCCAGAAGCGTTACGCGCATGCAGGATGTAGCTGTTACGTGGGCCGGCTGTGGTCAAACCCTCATAGGCCAACTGGATGCGTTCGCGAAACGGGTCGTCGTCTTCCATGACCTTGGGCACCGGCGGAACCGCCAGCAGATCCTCGGCCTGAATGACCAGGCGCTGCAGATTGACGTTGGCCCCCAAGTGATCGAGGTCGCCGCGAATGGCGTGCGCCAGCAATAGCGCCTTGCCGGCGTCATTGACCCGGGCGCGGTTGCCGACCTTGTTGTAGGCCCCGACCTCAAGCACTTTGACCACTGGATCGCTTTCCAGCGCGGCCGTCCAGTTGCCACCCATGTACCCACGAAAGACGCCTAAACCGTCCTGATAAACCTCTTCGAAGTCCAGAGGCTCCAGCACAGTCGGCGCCGGCAGCGACGACAGATCAACGGTACTCATGCAGCCACCTCCAACGTGACGCCGTCGCCCAGGTACTTCCCGACGATTTGCAGATTGATTTGCCCGCCAATGACGGAAATGACGCGAACCTGATCCAACTTCAAACGCGGCTCCCAGCGTCCCAATGCGCGGGCAACCTCAGCCTGTACGGCGCTTTTCCACCCTTCGTTGATGGGTAAATCGACAAACCGGCGGAGCTTGCTGCCGTATTCCATACGGTGCCGGCGACTGCCCAGTGGCGTGCTCAAGATGTCGGCAATGGATTGCCGCAGGTGCTCGATGCCGGATATGGGTAGGCCGGTCTGGCGATCCATTCCGATCATCGATGTCACTCCTTGAACGGCTCGTATTCTTCGCTGGCTTTCAGGAACTTGACCGCCTCGATGTCGGAGGCCGGCACCACGACCGTCGCCTTCTCCACCGGATAGGAACGGTCGGTACCTGGCACGATCACCAGTCGCGACGTGTAGAGCTTGTCGCGGAATTTCAAGGACTCAGGCGATGAGTAAGTTGAGGATGACAATGTCGGTTCCGAGGACGTTTGCGCATCGGTTGAGGTCATATCGATCTTGGCCATGTGGTTCTCCAGGCATGAAAAAGCCCGCACTTGGCGGGCTGGATGAATGTTTGGGTTAATGCTTGTGGTGGTTGTCGCTGTTGCCGGCGGCCATGATGTTGCCAGCGCCGTCGATGTTGCCCGTTACGGATAGCGGGCCGTCGATATTGACAGGCCCTTTGATATTCACGGCCGCTTCAAGATCAATCGTTCCCGACTTCACCGTTACCGCGTTATCCGTAACGACGACGTCCGTGCCGCCGACCTTGATCACCACCGTGCCACTCGGCAGGGTGATGGTGTAAGACTTGGCCTGCCAGTCGTAGACCAGCGAGCCGCCATCGTCAAAACGCCAGACCTCGACATGGTCGCGATTATCTGGCGGCGGCCCGGCATTGCCATACAAGCCCGGGACAAACGTGCCTTGTGACACGTCACCGCTGGGACTGATCAAACTGCCCTGCTCGCCCAAAGACGGCGCCCGCCAGTGCCTGGCCTTGCCGGCGGCGATGCTGTGCCACCGCACCCAGGCGCTGACCCATTCACTGCCATCCGACACGCGACATACCGGCGGCGAAGCGGACAGATCCACCGCGACCACGTAGCAAGCCTTTACCGCACCCGCGATCATGCGGTCATGCTGGGCGCTCGCGTAACTCACGGCAGATCCTCCGGCCTGAATTGCCCGTCACCCGGATCGACTTCCAACACCAACGACCCCGGCGGCTCGTCCGGCCACGGCCATTCCTCAAGGCCGAGATAAACCTGCTGAGTCCACTCCACCAGCCACACCGTGTATCCATCCAGGTGCGGCTGGGTCCAGTCCTGCAGCGATTGCACAAACTCGGCGGGTTCAACTGCCAACCCCCACGTCTGCGAACGCAGCAGCACCGCCAACTGCGTCGCCAATTGCACGGCCTGTTGATGATGGTGCGCCTTGATCGGGTCAACAATGATCCGAGCCTCGAACTTGCACACCAGCGAGGTTTCGCCGGTGCCGATATCTTTACCCGGCTCGATCTCGGCCACCTCCAGAAACACCGCTGGCAGCAACACGCGATCCTTAATGTCTGGCCAGGCTGTGACGGTTTGCACGCCAGGCAAGTGGGTACGCAGATGCTGTTCTACCGCCCGATAAAACTGGTCCAGGCTGAACGGTTCTTCAGACATTGCCAATCCTCTTGAGGTATTTCTGCAGCTCAAAATTGAGTTCCTGTTTGAGGATCTCCAGCAGGCGCTGATCCGCCTTTTTGACCCAGCTGTCGAAGTGCGGCCGGGCTTGCTCCAGCGATACCTTGGCCTTGGCCAGCGGGAAACGACTGCCATTTTCGGCAACCCAACCCGAACTCGGCCCGCGACCAGGTGACACCGTGCTGTCGGGGTAGTCGTCCGCGTTAAAATGCTTGCTGGCCGTTCGGATCCAGATGTCGGGCTTGTTGCCGTAGACCTTCTTGAGGAAAGCCCCTTGGTAACGCCGCCCCGCTACTGACACGCCGCTGCCGCTTTGCCGCGCCCGGCCGATCCGGCTGGACTCGATGGCATTCAAACCGAACCACAGTTTGCCGCTCGCGGCACCGCCGGCAACCGGATAGCTGCGCAACCGCTGACGCACCGCCGCAACAGCGATGCGCTCTGACCGGCTGACCGCTCGGGCGATGTGCGTGCGCAACCAGCCCAACGTCTTGTTGATCGCGCGCCGATGCGCCGCAGCAGCCGCTTTCGGCACCACCTTGGCAAAGTCCTGGAACGCCTGAAAGTCTGCGGTCGAGGACTGGATGGAGATCATCCCGCCCCCGGCCGAGGGTTTGAAATAGCTGCCGACACTCATGGCCGCAACCTCAGAATCAGGGCGACCAGGCCGTCGCCGCTCGGTTCGAGCTGAATCAGGTCGTAGTCACCGCCGCCGTCCAAGGCAGGCAAGTCGACACTGACCAACATGCCCTGCTGCAGACCTTGCGAATCGCTGACGCGGATCTCGAAGCGCGGCTCGCGCAATCCGGTGTTGAGCTTGCCGAACTTAGGTTGCAGCCAGGGCGCGGCGAACATGCCGAACACTGGCTCTTCGCGACCCTCGATTCGCGCCGTATCGCCCAGCGTTTCGAACACCACCGCGTCGACCTCGGCGATCAGATCGCGAAACCCCACGGTCAGAGTTCCAGCAGGACCTGCGCACGCGGTCGGGTGCACAGGTGCAGCGGGTTGGACTGTGCTTCACCGGCCATGCCTTTGTTGAAGGGCAGCGGCTCGATCATGCTGTAGTACGGAATGCCCTGGGTGTTGACCGTTTCCATGTAGTCAGCCGGGGCAAACACCGAGATGTACAGATCCGGCACGCCTTCAGGGATCAGAAGCGCCTTGTCGCCATGCACGAACGACACGCCGGCCACCTTGCCACGGTAGCGCTCCCAGATGATGCCGCCGAACTCGAAGCTTTCACGAGCATCACCGCGCAGAGCCGCTGCCTGCTGGCTGTTGAGGTAGGTCTCTTTGACCGACTTGTGAACGATCAGCTTGTTCCAGAAGTTCTTGCCGCAGAAGGCGCGAGAACCGGTGCTGGTCACACTGCCGAGCGCATCTTCCTGCATGTCCAGCGCTTCACCGCACTTGACCCGCAGCTCCGCGCCCGCATCCGCCAGTCCCATGGACAACTTTTGGCGCTCCACACCGAAGCGATCATAGAGATCCAGCAGTACGGTTTTACCGTCGGCATCGAGGATCTGTCCATTCAGTGCGCCCATACGCTGGAATTCGTGGGTAGCGTCCAACTGGCGCCGCGCCTTAGCCAAGCGCGCATTCACCACGTCCTGTACCGCCTGCAGTTCAGTGCGCGTGCCGAAGGCACGGATGCCTTGGATCTCATCCGCCTTGATGGTGAAACGTTCCGGCAGGTGCACGGTGTTGAACGGGATCAGGTTGCGCTTGCTGGCCGCGACCACCAGACCAGAACCACCACGCTCGCCAGCGGGCACCAGTGCCAGAGTGTCGCCGTCCTTTTCAATCTGTACAGTCAGGGTGGTAATGCCTTCCTCGCGGAACAGTCCCAAGGCGCTGATGCGCCCTGGCAGGTACGGTTGATCATTGAGTGCAGCGGTGAGCGAAGTAACGGTAAACGCTTCGTCGTCAAAAATGGCGATATCGGCCATGGGTACTCTCCAGAAACGAAAAATCCCGCACGCGGCGGGATGCAAAAATAAGAGGGAAACGCTTTAGCGGACGATCAGCGAATGTGCGGCCAAGGCTTTCTCAGCGGCCAAATCGAGGCCGGTCAAATGCGCTTCACTGACCTCAGCCAGCCGCACTACAGCGCGACCGCGACGCACCACGTCGGATTCGCCGAGCGGGCCGTAGAGAATGGCGACAGCGTTTTCAGTGCCGTCCTCTGCCGTCGGTTCGTACGGTGCGAATTCGCCGCTGGCGGTCACCAGCCCGAGAATTTGTCCCGGCCACAATGCTGGACCCGCCGCGACATTGATCGCTTCGCGCGAGATCGTGCCGGCGCCCTCAGACACCAGGAATTCACCTGCGTGGATCGGTTCTTGTTTGATGGTCATGCTCGTGCTCCTTTCGCGCCGCGCGCGGTTCCAGTTTGAGCCGCTTGGCGAGCAGCCCAAATCGAGTTGGGGTCAGGTTGTTTGGCCAGCACCTTGGGTGCCGGATCGTCCGCCAACGGCAGACTGTTGTCGATTTCAAAGCCCTTGCCGCTGGTGACAATCTTGTCGAACAAACGCGCCCGCACCGCCGCCGCATCCAAACCGGCCGCGACATATTCGGCGCTGAATTCCGGCAGACGTGCGGCCACGCAGAGATCGTTCACCGCCTTGGCACGTGCCAGGCTGGCGAGAACGATTTCCTCGCTTTCAAGCTGGGTAGACTTGAGCAGCGGCTCGATCAGGTTGCTGATGCCCGCCGCCGTGCAGCGCTGAGTGATCATCAATGCCAACTTGGCAGAGTCGACTACGGGCGGCACCAGAGGCGGCTCCACAGGTTCCAGTTCAGGATCCAGTTCAGGTGGTTCGTCGAGTTGCGCCACCAACTCAACCGGAGCGTGCTGGAACCGTTGCAACACAGCGCCTTGACCGAGGCATGCTTTGACTTTGATGCCGTCTCCGACTTCGTCTGCAAGACCAAGAGCCACCGCTTCGTTAGCAGTCAGCCAGGTTTCAGCATCAACCATTCGCCGCAGTTCGGCGTCATCGATGTCGGGCGCCTTGGCTTTATAGGCCGCGATGATCGCCTCCAAGGTTTGATCCAATACATCAGCGACCCGGCGGAAGTCCTCAGCGCCACCGCCTGCATAGGTGTATGGGTTGTGAATCATCAACATGGCGTTCGCCGCGATGACTACGCGGTGTGCACCGCACACGGCGACACTCGCGGCACTGGCAGCAAGCGCATCGATTCGTCCGGTGCAACGCTCGCCCAGACGCGACAGCGCGTTGTGCATGGCCAGACCGTCAAACAGGTCGCCGCCGATACTGTTGAACGCGGCGATCACCGGTGACACACCATCATCCATGGCGCGCAGATCCTGCACGAACTGGTTGGCAGTGATGCCCCACGCGCCGATCTCGCCATAGACGAAAACCTCGATCACTCGCTCGGTGGCCTCTCCGCTGGCCTGCAGGGCGTACCAGGTCTTGTCCTGAACTTCGACGCGTTTGCCTGCGCGGTTGTAAATGCGCGGTCGCGCTTGCTTGCTCATGGTTGCTCCTTGTCGTCACTGTCATCGACGGCATAAAGGGTGTTGTAGTTGAGGCCCAGTTTTGAGGCCCGTGCCAGATCGGCGGCGTTTTCCAGATCGACCGTTTCGGCGTCGTAGCCGGTGCGCAGGACCATCTCGCTGCGGGAAGAAAACCCAGCCTGTACTTCCATCCGGCGTGCCTGCACGTCCTGTACTGGCTGGATATAGGCCCAGCCTTGTGGAACCCAGCGAGTGCGCAGGTACTGGCGGCGTTTCTGTGCGTAATCGTCCAGCACCAGAACACCCGACAGCACCGCCATGTCCATCCACGCAGCCCGTACAGGACGGCAAAGTTGGTGTACGTACACGCTGAATTGCAGTTGCTCCAGACGGCGCCGAAATTCGTTGAGCACCACCCGAAGCGCCCGGTCGTTGATACCGCGCATGTCTCCGGTGAGGATCTCGTAAGGCGTGCCCGACCCCGCTGCAGCAGCCATCAGCTGTTGCCGCATGAAGTCCGGGTAGTTGTTGCCAGCGTCTGGCGGTTTGGAGAACTCCACCTCCTCACCCGCGCCCAGTTCCTGCATGGTGCCGGGTTCGAGCGCGACCATCGGGGTGAAGCCATCGCGATCCAGATCGAGCGGCTGACCGGTCACCGGATCTCTGGGAAGAGGCCCCGAGTCCGGCGCTGGACGCTTGATGAAACCGGCAAAGAGGTTGGCCACTTCCTGGCGGAACAGCACCGCGTCGTCGTAGTTGTCCAGACTGCGCAGGCGTTTGAGCACCGGCGACAATCGCGGCACACCGCGCAACTGGCCAGGCTCCACCGGTTCGAAGATGTGCAGCACCTGAGTAGCCGGCACGCGGACCAGTTGGCTGTAGCCAGCGTTCAGCGAGGCTGCATCGCGCGGATGCGACAGGTACATCCAGTACGCCACCCGCTTGCCGCCGGGTGTGAACTCGATGCCAGCGCGGATGACGTTGCCGTTTTTGGTGGTCTCGAATTTGTCGTGCGGCACAAATTCCGGTGCGAGTATCTGCAGCTGCAGCGGAACGGCCAAGCCTTCATCCAGACCGCGTGGACGCAACCGAACGAAGCATTCGCCCGAGGTTTCAACCGTGCGCGCCACCAGCGCCTGCTGGCCGTAGAAGTCGGTGCGATCATCCGCATCCGACTCATCGACCCAATCCCCCCACAGCTCCTGCAAAAGTTTGCGCAAAGCATCGTCGTCGGTTGTGGGTCGAGGGGTGATGCCCGTGCCGATCAGGTTACTGACGCGCTTGTCGATGACATTGAAGGCATACGGATCATTGCGAACCGCCGCCCGGGAGCGCGACCGCAGGTTGCGCAGTGCCGGGGTGTTGATGCTGTTGATCCCGTTGTCGGGAGCGTCCCAACCGGTGGAGCGGCGCCCTTCCCCAGCGCCCTCGTAGCTGGCCTTGATGTTGGACGGCAGGACAAATCCGTTACGGGTCAACGTTGGAAAATGTCGGGCCATCAGACCCCCTTCCCAGCATGGTACAGCCGGACCACGCGCGAACGTGGCCCGGCAGCGCTTGCCAACGACGAGCGTATTTCTTCCCGCGCCTTGAGCAGCTCATCGACCGTGCGGTATTCCACGGTGCGGTCGGTGTAGCGCACAGTTTTCTCACCGCGAGCAATGGCCGCCTCAACCGCGTCGAGGTGCTTTTTTGTAAAGGACATATCAGCGTCTCTTCAGATAGCCGCTGGCAGAGCTGCGGCGTTGAGGGGGTGCTGCCGGTCGCGCTTGCGTAACCGGTGCAGCGGGTGATGGTGCGGGCTGGGCTTGGCGTACAGCAGCAGGCGTCGGTGTTTGCTCAACATCAAGTCGCTCGCCCTGAACAGACTTGATGCCGAGGGCATCGTCGAACAAACCGGACTGGGCCAGCGCCTGCCGCACCCGATCCCAGTCGTGTTCCTGGTAACGGTTGATGCCGAGGTAATGCGCCATCGCGAGGCAGTAAACCATCAGGTCGAGCGCCTCGTTGCGCTCGGCCTTGCCCTTGACCCATTCGATGCGCTTGTGACCGCGCACGTAGCGCACGACTTTGCGTTCGGCGACGCACTGGGCGAAGAACTCGTCCGGCAGGTCGTTGGCAAAGTGCAGCGAGCCGGGGCCGTCCGGGAACGGGTAGCGGTTGTAGATCCAGTCTTTGGCGGTGTCGGTACCGACGAACCATAGTTCGGCGCCGTTGCGTTCGGTCTGGCCCTTCCACGTCACGTCGACCATGGACGGGCGCTGTGCAATCACCGGGCGGCCCGGCTTGCTCGCGCCCTTGATGGCGAAGATGTTGCGCCAGCGGCGAACGCGGCAGAACTGGTAGACCTCATCGGTGTGATGACCGCCGGAGTCGACACCCACGGCGAGAATCGCCAGACCGACACCACAGGGATGCCGGTAACGGGCCTTGAGTTTCTCGTCCAGTACAGCCCAGGTGCGCTCGTCTGCCGGATCGCCCCAGATGATCTGGTGATCGACCACCCAGCGCTCCATGCCCACTCCGAAGCCCATCACCATCAGTTCCAGGCGGTTGGCCTGGACGTCGACGGCGCCGGTCAGCATCAGCACACCGGCCGGCATCGCGCCGAGGGTGTAGGTCTCCTGCCGCGCCCGAGCGATCAGCACTTCCGCCTTGGTCTGTTCGAGCGCGCTGTCCCAGACCTTGGCCAGACGAGTGTTGTAGAACACCTGCATCAGGCTCGTGTCGCCTTGAGCCTGCGCTTTTTTGGCGTCTTCAAACTCCTCAGCAAGGCCGGCCCAATCCATCCAGCCAGTCGGCGAATACAGGGCGTTGAGATGAAAGCCAACGGTTTTGCCGTCGCCACCCGCATGGGCGCGCCACTCGCCTCGGGCGAGCATGTCGCTCTTGTGGTGTTCCTCGATCAGCACGTCGCATTCAGGTGCTGCGCACTCGTAATGCACAGTGCTGAGGTCCTTGCTGTAGTGCAGCCGCTCCCATTCCAGCACCTGCATATAACCGCAGGTGGGACACGGCACGTAGTAGTGTCGCTGGTCGCTCGACTCGAACAGATCCGCGATTCGCGAGGCGCCCTTAATCGTTGGCGAACTGGAAAAGTAGATCTTGGCGTTACGGCCGAAGTTGGTCGCCCGCGTCTCCGCCAGCCGGATGGGATCACCCTCTTGGCCGACGTCGTTCTCCCAGCGGTCAACCTCATCGCCGTAGATATAGCGGGCCGACAGCTCCGACAGGTTGGCCGCAGAACCGGCGGTGGTGACGTACAGCGAGCCACCCTCGAATTCCTTGGTGTCCATCGTGTTGCGTGCGTCCCGCGAGCGGGTGGCCGCGACCCGTTCGCGCAAAACGGGGGTGGCCTTGATGGTCTTGCTGATCCGCCCAGACACTCGCTTGGACAGGCCAAGGCTGGGGAGCAGCGCCAGAATGTTCGACGGTGCCATGTGGATTAGGCCGCCCATCCAGTTCAGGGCGATCTGCGTTTTCATCAGCTGCGAGGCCACCATGGTGACTACGCGCCTGCAGGGGTGAGCCGGCGACAGACAACGCATCGGCTCGCGGGCATAAGGTGTTCGAGAGGTGCGGTACTGGCCGGGTTCAGGGGCGCCGGTGTCACGCGGAATCCGCATGTACTCGTCGGCCCATTCGTCGATCCAGAGATCTGGGTCGGGGCGCAGTCCACGGAAATAAGCCTCACGGTACACCTCTGCACCGTCAGGAAATTCCGTGTGCATGGGTTCAGTCCGTTGTCATGGCGTGTTCAAGGTCTGCTGAAGAGAGGCGCTCGGCTTCCTCCAGCGTTCGACGGAAAGTGGCGGTCAGGTGTTTTTCGATCAGCCAGGGATCAGTCATGGCGGCGAGATCGTGGGACAGTTGCGGCAAAGGGCCGAACAGTTGATCGCGCAGCAATCGGCCGGCGTTGTAGGCGCCGGTTTCTACCGCTTCTTTGGAGACCAGCGAACCTTGAGCTTTGCCCAGTTCGATCTCCGCCAGCTTGGCCATGTTGTGCTCGCGCAGGGCGCGGGCCTTCTGGAAGTCGGGCTGCTTGCCATCGCTGGTGAGAACCTGCGGCGGCGCAGCCGTGGAAGTCGGCTCGACCGAAGTGGAGAGTTGGCTGTAAACGTCACGCTGAATCCGGTCTTGTTGGTGCCGATCAGCGACGGCGGTTTTGCTTGGGTCAGCGGTGTCACGAATCAACGCTTCGCTGGCCTGCACGTCTACCAGTTTTCCGTCCGGCGTCAGCACCAGGCGGTTGTTGTTTTTCAACCAGGTGATGTAGCTCGGCGCCCTGCCGATCCGCGCCGCGAAGGCGCTTTTTGACAGGTAGGTTGGTTCTGTCATAAGCCCTCCTTTCAACGGCTTTTCAATGCAGACCTTTAAATTTCAATGGATTGAATTTCAGTAAGCTGGGGGCGCTCCCGCTAACAGTTTCCCGCGGGTTTCCGACCCCGTGTTCTTCAGATACCCCTAGGGTCCCCGGCGGTTTTCGGGGTGCCGGGGTGGTGCATCACCCCTGCCCGCCGCTGGTTGGCGGGGCTTCGCTGAGGCCCAATCGCTTGGCAGCCCATCGTTCGTACAATCCGATGGCAACGTCCGCGCCGGCCATCGCCGTCAGGCAACCCAACGCGCCCGCCGTCCACAGCGACATCCCGGCGGCTATCATCAACATCATCGCCGTCACCCCGCAGACAATGCAGGCCCCAGACCGAAGTGCCAGTCGGCGCAGCAAGGCCCAACCTCGCGCCCCATCCTTGTCGGCCCGCCACATCTCACCCGATACGCCGCCGACCAGGGCCAGGACGATCACTAACCAGATCGGCATCTCTGCCAGTGCTTGTTGCTCATTCGTCATGTCTGCTCCCCATGGCTTATAGATTCGGAACATGTCCAAGTTACTTGGCTGTCACGCCAGAATGTAAGAAGCTCTATCCGACGTTTTCCAACGGATCGGAGCAGAGCAATGAGTGTATTGATCGATGTCGTAACCACAGTGGGTGTGGTTGGCTCGCTAATGATCGGATGGGTTCAACTAACAGATCAGAAGCGATTGGAGCTGCGCACATGGGCAATCAAGCTCGCAACATTTGCCAGTGTTCTGTTGGTGGCGGGCAGCGGGATATGGGAAACGATCAAGTTCGGTAGGAGTGATGCGGCTTTGACGCGCATGGATATCTTGTGGCTCCTGGCTAACCTGTGGAACACAGTATTTTATCTAGCGATTGGTGTGGCTCTTGCCGCGTACTGGTCTAGCCCCAAGAGTACGAAGGAAAAGCTGGCAGCCTTTCGAATTCCCACCATCGACAAATAAAAAAACCGGCCATTTGGCCGGTTTGTTGTACCGCTCTCTGCGGTCGCACCTATCGAAGATGACTACTTTTTACAGGTCGATTCCGGTGGCAGCAACCCTGTTTTAATGCCACCCGGTGAATAAGTGGGTAACGCAGGGTGAACGCCTAGCGAATGTCGGCGAATACACCACCACGGCATTCTGTTGTTGCGGCGGTGTCCCATACGTCCCACTTTTCAGAATCGAAGTGGGACGCCTGAGAGCGCCTAAATTCGGGGCTTCGCCCCACTGTCCTACTTATCTTTCTTCTTTCTCGTGTAAAGGAAGAATTTTAAAGAACACGCGTTCGCGCGTAAGCGCGTAGTGCTCGCCCGCTACGCTTACACAGGCGGGAGGCACTACTAGGCGGGACGGTGGGACAACCCAAAAACGACAAGGCCCGCACCTGTCCCACTGCATCAAAACGCAGCGAGACAAGACGGGCCAGTGGGACAACCACAACCGGAGCGCTGCATGGGGTCACGCAGCCAGCCCCATCATCACGCCGAAGATCTGCAGATGCGCCTCATGCAAACGCTGGTAGTACGTGTCGCGACCACAACCGCAGTGGGCATACCGCAAGCGCATATCCACATCGAGCGTGCAGTAATGCTCACGCACCACCGTCACCAGCTCCGGCGCGAGGTGCTTTGTCACGATCAGCTCAATGTCCAACGAACTCTCAAGCGGCGCACGGAAGGCACGCCGCCCCCTGATCAGTTGCCCGTTGCTCTCCATCATCATCGCAACCATGTTCCCCCCAGCCAGCCCTCCTTTCGAATGCTCTGAATGCAGCTCATGCGCCCATAGACGAAGCAGCGAATCGATCTCCTTAATCAAAACAGGGCTCCTCGAACGCTTCACGCTGTAGCGCCGAGGCACCGCCCCACCCTGCTGGCTTCTTGTAAGCCCAAGGCCGCTGTCCACTCTTCACCAATGCAGGCAACCGCACCCGTCGCCAACCCAACCGATGCATGATCGCGCCGACGCGCATCTGCTCAGGTTTGCCCCAATGCCCAAAGTCCAACTTAAGCGCATTGGCCAGCACCTCGCTCCCGTTGGTCGTCTCACCGATCTGCGACTCTTCCAGCCAGGTCAGAATCGGCCCTTCCCATTCATCCACAACAAAACGCTCGTCCTGTTCTTCGCCGAACATTGCAGCCTCATCGAGCGTCACCCACCAAAGATCGCCCGCGTCGTAACAGAAAACGGCTTCGGCCCACAGCTGATCACGCATCGAGCGCAACAACTCCAGATCCACCTTGGTACACGCAACCGGCCAATAACGCCGGTTGCCGGTGGCGTCCTTCAGATACTCGTCTTGGTTGGTCGTACCCACGAAAACACACTGGCGTGGTACGTCCATCGTTCTGCGGCCGTAGCTCTCGCGGTAAGTGTCGGTGGACGCCGAAAAGAACTGTTTGGCCTTCGTACTCTCAGCCTTGTTGAAACTGTCCAGTTCGCCCAGCTCAACGATCCACTTGCCCCGGATCGCCTGAAAGCCGTCCTTGTCACCCAGCGCAAACGGCGTGTCCATGAACCACTCGCCGCCGAGGATACTCATCGCCGTCGACTTACCGGCGCCCTGAGCACCTTCCAGAATCATCACCGAGTCAGCCTTGCAGCCGGGCTTCATCACCCGAGCCACGGCCGACAACATCCAGCGCTTGCCGACCTTCGACGAGTAGTCGGTGGCCTTAACGCCCATGACATCGGTCAGCCAACTTTCAAGCCGGGGCACCTGATCCCACTGCAGCTTGCGCAGGTACTGGCGCACTGGATGAAACGCATGGTCATGCGCAACCACGCTCACCGCCTCGATCACATGCGAGGCCTTGACCCGCAAGTTGTACTGCTGTGCGAGCCACTTCATCACCCGCACATCATCAATGTCCGCCCAATCGCCCGTGCCGCCGCCATAAGGCGCCGCACGCAGCTTGACGATCTTCGAGCTGAACGCGCTGTAACTGATCACCCCAGCCCAACGTTCGTCATTCGCCAGGATCAGCTCGACGTTCTGCATGTGGGCAATCAACGCCCCGCTTTCACTTCGAGCCAGCATGTCCTTCCAACCACCAGCAGCCGGTGGTTTGACTACCGCCAACACCTGACGGCGAACCGCCTCCAAACCTTCCGCCACGTGCAGATCGTTGAAGTCGGTCCACTTCGCTTCCCGCTCACCGGAAAAGATCGGCGCGACCACTTGGCCACCCACGATCAGCGCCGCGTTGTTCGCCTTCTCTTCACCGGGGTTCCACGCATCACCGTTCGGTTTAGTGGTCTTCCAATCATCGTCGCGGCAGATGATCAGTGGGCAACCGGCAAACCGCTCGCGCATGGCCTTGCACACCACCAACAGATTGCCGGCGTCAAACGCAATGGCCACGGTCAACGAGGTCGCCATGTGCAGGCTTGCGCCGGTCGCGTACCCCTCACACACCAGCACCGGCTCACCCGGATCAGGGTGCGGTCCGATCAGGTGAAAGGCCCCCTCCTTCGACATGCCGTAAGGCCAGTAGGATTTATCCCGGCCGGTGTCTTCCTGCTTGGTGGGGAACACCACCTGCAGGCCGACGATTTCATCGCGCACATTGCTCATCGGTACCAGGAACGCACCGCTACGCGGCGCATACCGAACGCCGAAGCCGACAATCTGCTTGCGATCCAGATAGTCACTACGGCCCTTTTCCGGCATGCGACTGAACATCCCCGCCGCCCGCTTCGCAGCACGACGTGCCGCGTTGGCCGAGATCTCAGCAGCACGGCGTTTCGCTTCCTCCTGTCGAGCGCGCATAACCTCGCGCTCTTCCGGCGACATCCGCCCTGCCTTCACCTTGATCTTCTGCGACTCGCCCGAACGCCAGTCACCGAACGCACCGAAAATCAGCGTTTCGCCCTTCTCCGTATGCTGTTCGTGAACGACATACCAGCCGTTCTTTTCCTTGCCCTTGTCTTGCGAAGTTTTGCACCGGGTCAGCTTGCCGAACACCAGCGGCTGCAAAGGCTCAAGGCCGTAATCCGCGAATTGTCCCAACACTTCATCGAGCATGGATGGCCTCCATGATCTCCTCGACCTCCTGGCAGCTCACGCATTGCGTGCAGCCAGGAACAGCTAAACGCCGCCCCTCGGGAATTGGGCTGTCGCAGTTTTCACAGAATAGAAACGAATGCGCCGCCAATGCAGGTTTAGCGGCGTTGCGTGCAGCGAGCGCCTGATCGATACGCTCCTGCACCAGGTCATTAGCGAAGTCAGCAATGTCAGCCACGATCAACACCCCGCGTCGTCTGGTTGACATACGTGGCGCGGTTGAACAACCCCAGCAGCCCCTGAATCCCACGGAACACCTGCAGGCGAATCGCGGCGAGCTCCTCATCGGAAACAACCCCGTCGCCAATGCTCTTGGCCCAGGTATCCGCCAGATCCGCCACCTGCCGGAAGTACTCGGCAATCCCGGTGGTCAACGTCTCGGGCATGTCATTGGTGTACGCCTCAGCCAGCTCCTGCCAAGTCGTGTCACCGACCAACGCATGCACCGCATCCAGAATGCGGCGATCCTTGGTTAGCTCCAGAATCTCACCGAACTCTTGAATGTTCACAGTGTGGCTAGGATGGGTTGGGGAGAGCTTGTGCTGCAGCGTGGTCGCATTCCGGCCGGTGGTGGCGGCGATGGCTGCGGCGCCGCCGGGGTAGTCCCGAGCGGCATGGTAAAGCGCGAGATCGAGCGGCAAAACTTCCCGCTGCGCCCGCTCAACAGAACTCAGAGCGATACGGCTCATGGCATTAATCCTTGTAAGTTGCCAGTGCCGCGCGACATGCAGTGGTGATACATTTGCCGCGTGGCTTGAAGAGGCCCAAACGCCGGCTAGATCTTAGGGATCGATACCGGCACCGTGCCGGGGCGAGCAATCCATTGCTCACCCCTGGCGCAACAGCTGCCAAATCTGTGGTGGAAGAGGCAGCAACACCAAGGCTTCCAAGCCTTGGAAAAGCGCGATAAAGAGAGGTGGTTGCATGTGGTGTGCCCGCCTATCTTTATCGCGACCCGACAGCGCTGTGGTGGTGCGTGCCGGGAGGAACTGGGCGACCTTTGGGTCGCCTTTTTTCTACCTATGCCACGTTGCGAAAAGATTGAGCCTCAGTAACGCCGAAGTGTTCCAACACCTCACCAAGAGAGACCTTTCCCTCACTTTCGCGAGCCAAAGACTTGATCAACGACACGCTAGGATCTTTGCTCGCATATTTTATGTGAAGACGCAGATAGCTCACGGCAATGCCGCAGCGCTTTGCGTACGCTTTTTGCGCAGCATGGTCTAGGTGATGAATGTAATCGCGAAGCTTCATGTGCACCCCCTTACTCGCAACATTAACCTTTAAGGTTACTTTTTTCAATACCTCCAAGGACATTCACCTTCTAGGTTAACCTGCCCAGAATCCACTGATGAAAATTTCTGATACTCGCCTAAAAAACTTCCGACGCCTCTTAGCCGACAAAAAGCTGAGATTGACCGATATCGCGGATCTATTAGGCAAGGCACCTGCTCAAGTGAGTGCTTTCGGCGGGAAAAATCCAAGCAAAGGTATCGGCGATCAAATTGCTAGAGAAATTGAGAAGGCTTTGAACTTGCACCAAGGCTATCTCGACATGCCATTTGGTCTTGGCGAACTCAATAATGCTACGGTATTGACCATCACTGGCCGAAAGCTGCCAGTGATTGGCCCTATCGCAGCAGGAGCATGGTGCGAATTCAAGGGTGAGATTGATCCCAGAGAGACTGAAGAATGGATTGATGCGCCCGGTCCAGTTGGCCCTAATGCATTCATACTTCGAGTGCAAGGAATAAGTATGGAGCCTAAGTTTTTTGAGGGGGATAAGATAGTCGTTGACCCTTCACTTGAAGCCCTACCAGGCCACTTCGTAGTGGCAAAAAGGGCGAGTGATGAGGCTGCAACGCTTAAACAATTAAAACAGGAAGGTAATGAGCATTATCTTTATGCTCTCAATCCAGACTGGCCAGATAGAATTATTCGTTTGACGGAAGACTGGAGTATATGCGGAAGGGCGCGCTGGAAAATTTCTGACCTGTAACTCATAGAATAACCAGTTAACGCTCTGCTGCATTAATCGTTATTGATTTACGACAATCATCGCTGGAGGCCAAAGCATAAGATTTGCTAACACATGTCTTTTTATCATTGACCTATTAGATGCAATCACGGAATTCCACCGTGCATTCCAACAGGCAAATGCGTCCCACGAGTAACCATGCATAAATGTATTAGTCATATTAGCCATGGAAGATTGAACAGCAGACAAATAAAGAGCTTCAATTGACGTTCCTTTTATTTCTAAAATACCGCCCAAGTAAACCAACCATTTTGCCATGTGCGCGTACTGGTCCCAAGCACCAGTAACAGAGCTCAATATTTGCTTCGCTTGGATAATCCTACCTATGCTATTCACTACTGCTGGGTTGTTAATACTCACCCCTACAGCAGAAAAAGACGAAACAATCTCGTAAAACGAGTTTTCCGCCTGTAAGTGCGCCGGCGTGTACTCTTGCCCGTGGTATAGAATTTGTCGAATATTGTCCAACGACGGCAGAGCACAGCGTACCGCGACGGGCATGTATTGATTCAGCCTGAAGAAAAAATCGTGTACTTGCAAAGAATCTAGGACTCTTATTCCATAACAATGATAGTAATAATCCTTAACATACTGACTTACAGCCGACCGGGACACCAAGAAGATATTAGAGCTAATTACGTGCGCCTTAGAAAATCCTTTATATTCATTGATGATTGCTTTGAGATTTGTATCTCCAAGCGAATATCCCAATATCACAACCGTATTCTCATGTAGAACTGTGCTTAGTTTTCTTGAGAAATACGATTCGCCGTTGATGAAACGAAAGTAGTCTTCAGAAGTCACAACCATATGACTAGGTGATACTACAGAACCATGAACATGATATATACGCACTCTCGCATCAGAGCGAGGCACAGGGAGTCCTGGTGAAAGGGATTGCCAGTTCGTCCCTGACAGACCTTCTAGAAGCAGATCATAATTAGTGGTGACTACTTCCACATGATTATTAGCCATAAAATTACTAATGATGGAATTATCTCCCACCAAAACCAACGACTTAATTAGCTCAGCAATTTCGAAATGGAGATTTTTATCAACTTTCTCTAATTCCAAAGCTATAACTTGGGCTGCTTCTTCCAAACTTAAAGGATTTAACCCCGAAGCAGGAAAAAGCGCTTGTTTTAAGGAAGAAGGATCGGGAGTCGAATCACATACATACTCTAAAAGCTCCTGCCAACTTGGAGCAGAGTTGCCCGTCACAGATTTTGAAAATCCGGTTCCCGTAAAAAAGCACAGTCTTTTAGACGCAGCTGCATAGGCAATCTCAAAATACTCACTCACAGAACCGCTCCTTGTCACAAGTGATGCAAATAATAGCTCCTAGCGATGACGAATTGCCATCAAGCGATCGCCGATAAAAAGAGCTTATCAAGACAGTCGATGTAGTGATGCTTGACAAAAATTAACCTTGAAGGTTAATTTTTGCTTCCTCTCCACCACAGAGCGAAGCAAATTATGCACACCACAGCAACCCTGCACGTCCATCCGGCCGCTGCCAACCCCTTCCAAATCTTTGAGATCCGACGCCTAGCTCGCGAGTGCGGCTGCGCGTTCGCCATCAGCAAACAGAAGCTGACAGCACGCACCACTCCTGCCCCAGTCAATCCGAACGGCGGAGGGCATGGAGCATGATCAAGTACAAAATCGACAACCGCACCCTGCAGCTGCTCAATGCTCAGGTCAACCTGACCGAAACTTTCAACCACGTTCTACGGACCGCGCCCAAGCGCGAGTGCCTGGCGTTTCGCCTCAAGGTTGAACGTGGCATCTCAGAAAGCACCTTCGTCGTGGAGCTGGGCAGCGAACGCCACACGCTGACCCTGCCGAACGAAAAGAAGATGCATCTCAAGCTGGCCGACTTCATCGAAGAGATCGCCAACGGCCCGTTCGATGCGAGCAATACCAGCGACCTGCTGCACCGTCCCCACGCCAGCCGTGAATATGGCCGCTTTGATGTATCGGATAAGCAGCGGGTGTTCGAGCTGGTGCGCACCGGTGGCGTGCTTAACCTCGACATGGGTTTTGACTACCCGCTAATTGTCGCGCTGCACCGCACTCAATCTCGATCAGGTGTCACCACCATCCTGAGCATCGGTAACAAAAGCCCGCACACCCGTTGCTTCACCGTGTACGGCAGCGATGTCGAGATCTACGGCAAAGTCAGCGAGTCCATCAACCACCTTGCAGCAGCGGCAACACCAGCTGCGCACGCGGCATGAGGGGCACACCATGGAACGCACCCTCGCCCAAGCCGCAACCCACCTCGGCCTGACTCGCCCGAAGCTCATCGCACGCATGCGTGAAAAAGGTCTCCTCAACGATCGTAACCTACCGGCCTATCCCAACCGTGATCGCGACTATCTGCGCATCAAGGACGGCCAGTGGTACCACGATCAGCTCGGTATGCAGTACAGCCAATCGACCCGGATCAAACATCCCGGTATCCGTTGGCTGGCTGAACAGTTGGGAATCGACCTACCCGCCATTCCGGCAGACAGCCGTGACGTGGCCTAGGGAATACGCCCGCCAGATCATCGCCATGCGGACACGAGAGGAGCGCAACGCCGCGCTCCTCAAAGTGCCCGAACATCTGCGCGAGCTGACCAGAACGCATTGCCTGAACGCCTGGAACCACCCGGCCAGAAAACAACGCAAGGAGGCCCAACAAAGCCATGAGTAACACAGCACAAAACCCGCTACGCCTGCACCCGGCGCCGGAATCAGCCACCGTCGAATTGCTTTACCGCATCTTCGGCGACGTCCTGATTCCACTCGACAAAGTGCGCGAGCAGTACTTCCGCAACCTCAACGAGCAATCCTTCGTCGCCGAGATCAGCAGCGGCCGCATCCAGCTCCCCATCACCACGTTGGACACCAGCCGCAAGGCACCGAAGTACGCACACATCCGGCACGTCGCCTCACTGATCGACATCCGCGCCTACAAGGCCGACGAAGACATGCAGCGACAGCAGGATGACACCAACGAGTAACACCCAAAACCGAATGGCTGCCACCACCAGCCGAAGACTTCCTCAGGAGCACACCACATGACCACAGTTCAAATTTACGCCCTGATAGCAATCGCCATCATGATCGCCGGCGTTTATTGGCTCGCCTACCGGCACGGCTTCAGCAGCGGCCGAGCCGAGGGACATTCAGAGGGCTACAGCGATGGCTATGACGTTGGCGGCTGTGTTGGGTATCGAGACGGCCAAGCGAGCCAGAGCGCTGATAGCGCGGAAGAAATCCGCAACTCGCAGCACACCCTTGATCAGGCGCACGACCAACGCAAGAAACTCTACACCCACTACGAGCGCGCCTTGGCTGCCTCAAAACTTGGCGAACAGGAACGACTGACCCTACTGGAAATCGCCGAGAAACTCCGGATCGCATCCGAAACGTTTAGCGCCTTCCGCACCGGCAAAAAGCTGGAGCGCGACACCCGCACACTCCGCGACCAGGCGCTCGCCATAGCTGCCCTGCTGGAACCGGCCGAACAGGAGAACGCCGCATGAGCGAGATCCGTCCCCAATCCAGCACCCACTTCAACCCGGCTAACTCTCAATCAGCGATTGATGCACAAACGCGCACTCAAATCTCGGAGGAAAGCGGCATGCAAATGGACCAGCACGACACCCAAACCACGACCGCTTTGCTCCGCAAGGAAACCAGCGTCGACACACTAGAAACAAACAGTCTCTGCTGCGCAGCAGCAGGCATTATTGCTCCTTCCAGCAGCACCACCGAGGCGCTTATACCCCACGAAAAGCTGCGCGAGGCAGCGACCCCCAATGCCACGCTAAACGCTCAGAATCGCCCGCCCGCGCAGCCTGTTGAGGGGGATAAAGCTCATCATTGGGAGATGTCATCCTGCGCAAGCAGCATTGATTCGACAGCGAGCCTTTTCAGCCGCCATAGCAGCTGCCTCCATGTCATAAATAATGAGCATGGAAATGCCACCAGGCTTCCCTGCCTGAATCGACTGAACTCCATGAAGAACATCTCTGACCGCGGCACGAAGTTCGAGCCAGCCTATAGCGGCTTCAGCTCGGGGAACTTCATTGAACTGTACTTCACGCATCAAGTAGTCACAATCGCGCAAAGAGACCTCGAACCTAGTCACCATGCGTTTGTCGCTAGAATTGTCAGTAAGGTAGCTACTGGCATTAAACGATACATCAGCGACGAAATTCGCGACGACAAACAACTTATCCAAAAGCTCTCTCTCTGCCTGCTTCGCAGCTTTAGAAGCCCGCTGGTTCTGCGAACTGGCGACAGCAATTGCCACGATGATCGCAAGCACAGACCCCACCGCTTGCACCCATGCGGCTGCGTCTTTCTTTGCATCAAAAGCATCAAGCAATACAAAAAGAGCCCACCCCAGTGCACCGGTAGCCAAAAACAGCCACACCACCCAAATCGTGGCTGTGCTCATAAACGGTGGCAATTTCAAACGTTTCATTCAAGCCGGCCCCTCGCCATCAAAAGATCCGCGAGATTGCCCACTTTCATCACTCTCGTCTACGAAAGTCACATGATGGAGGTTGCGGCGTGAACACTCTTTTCCTATTGATGGCACAGTATGATGGCCAAGCAGTCATTCCACTGGACCGTGTGTGTGCCGATTACATGAACCTGACAGTCGAAAAATTCAAACGAAAATGTTTGGATGGAGAAATTGATATACCAATCGTTCGCCTAGGCGCAGAGAGTCAGAAGGCTGCACTAGGTATACACTTGAGAGACCTCGCAGATTACATCGATCGACAGCGCGAAAGAGCTACAGTCGAGCAAAAAAAATTCATGGGAAGAGCCGCTTAGGACGATTTGAGTCCTTTCTATCGAAGATCGGACTCAACCCACCTCATCACAAAACCTCTCATCATTGTAAATACTCAGAGATCTTGTATAACACCCCAGGGCGCTGCCAACATACATATCCTTACTAAACAGCACACCACGATTCCCAACAACACACCTGACATCTTCAGCTTGTGTTAACGGCAAAACTAAAGGGCTCGGCACTTCGTCAAAAACAATTCTGAGCAGGCTCTCAGCAACCTCTCTAAAGGCATCCTCAGCAGCAACTAAGTCCACTTCGGAATTTACGTTAAGAACAACCTTCAAAAGCTTTACAACATGCTCTCCACCGCTTACGTAATAAGCAATATTTGACGAATTGAAACCCTCTCCGATCTTCACATATTTTGAACTCCCAAACCAATTTTCGTACCCATAAGCAGGTTTATACGAATTCACCTCCAACTGAAAACCATAAAGAAACCTCCGAGCATCTCGCGGCCTCCATCCATCAACGCTCGACAGAGGCAATGGATTTTCCTCTCTATGCCTACGATATTTCATAGAAATGATAGAGGCTTTTATTTCCGCTGGGCTTGAGGCCGACCAGTTATATAACTCATGAATCCACTGCTGCATTAACTCCACATCGGCCCTAAAATATAGCAGGGCTACACGCTTCGCGTAAGCGGCGACACTTTTATCCTTCAACCGCAAATTTATTTGAGCGAAAGCACTATCGTATGCGCCGTACAACCCAAACAAATAAAGAAAAGGAAAGAACAAAAAAGTGAGAATTATTGGACCGAAAAAATCTTTAAAATTTGAAGCGCTTGCAAAGAAACCGAAGTTTCCAATTATCTCATAGGCCGCATTAGCTAAATACGCAACTCCCACCACAACAATCAAACATCCTAATAGCTTTGAAAGCATTGCATTCTTTTCTTCTCGAGAAGAAACCGCAGCAAGCAAGCTCAGAAACACGACAAACGGAACGAGAAAAATCTCTATCCATAAAGAGAAAGAATAAAGACCAGTAATAAACACCACTATAGCGGTCGGCTTTACTACACCACGAACCAAGTTATTAAAAAAATATTTTTCCGTCCTTATCTTAGGCAAACTAAACATGGAGCTGAAGGCGAACATCACCCCCCACACAATAGTAGTCTTGAGATTTTCATAACCCCACAAATCAACTCGGTACAAACCGTAGACACAGACTGCCATCCACAAAAAAGCAAGCGTAAAAAAGCTCAGAAAATGCCGATTAAGAAACGCCTGAGGCACTTTAATCATAGCACCTCTAATATCTCGATTGAGACACATGGCGACCAAAGCCACAAGAGCACAAATTGAAATTGCAAGCTCACGATTGTTCAGCTCCATGAACTACTCCTAAGATCCAAGTAACATCTAAAATTCAATATAGCCGCTTTAACCATGACCAGTTCTCATAACTATTTCCTCGGCCTCTTAAATGCGTATACCGTCTCAACGAATTCCAATCTCTATGCCCGGAGACGCTCGACACTCTCGGAATATCCCAGTCCATTTCAAACAGCCGGCTCACCCCTTCATGCCGCAAATCATGGAAATGCAGATCCTCAATGCCGAGCATAGGGCACGCCCTGGTGAAAGAGGCGGAGACCGACTTTGCGTTGTAGGGAAAGATCTCTCGTTCGACCTTGGGCATGCTCTGCAGAATTGCCCAAGCCTCATCCGGTAGATGACACCACACGTCATTGCCGATCTTCTGACCGGGATTCTTCATATCGCGCACCAGTACAGCCTGTCGCGAATCGTCGAGATCATCCCAGCGAATCCTTGTAATTTCTTCCTGCCGACGTGTCGAAAAGAGCGCGAAAGCGATCACCTTCGGCATGTCGATCTGAGCCTTGCGGCGCTCCTGCATTTCGAAGAAATGCTCCATGAGCTTGTCCAACTCCTCGAGCGTCGGCCGGCGGTTACGCTCTTTGCTCTTGCTCACCATGCCTAGTTTGCGCAAGACCTTGCGTGCGTCAGGCATGGCCAGCGGATCCACTTCGTAGCCCCATGCTGGTCTCGCCACGGATAGGACTGCGCCTAGGTGCGAGAGATCATTGCCAACCGTCTGCGCCTGGACGCCGCCGCCTTCCTTACCCATCCGCCACTGCGCAAACTCCACCAGCTTCTGGCTGGTCAGTGCCGAGTCATCAAGGTCGCCCAACCAGGTATCTTTGATCGCAATGAGTGTGGCGTTCTTTGTCTTACCCAACGGCCGGATCTTTTCGTACTCGTCCAGGTACTGCTCGATCATCTTCCTGATCGTCACACCCTTACGGTTAGCGCGCTCAATCGCACCAGGCTCGGCCAGCTCCGTCTCCCGCCGTTTGATCCAGGCCTGGGCAATCTGCTTGCGATCGAAGGTTTGGCTTTCCTGATAAACTGTGCGCCCGTCTCGATTGATCCGTATCTGCGCCGTGTAGGCAGTCGAATTGTCCTTGCGCTTGCGTGATGTGATCGTGCCCATTTCCAGTTGCTACATTGCTGAATTCGCTTGCTACATTGTAGCAACCGACCTCAGAAAACAAGGAAAAATGGGTAAAAACCGCTGTATAAAAGATCAGTACCAATGAATTTCGAAAAAGCTGAAGCGCCCGTAAACACTAACCCTATCCGTTCCGAGCCGTCTCGCCGCTTCAGTGTGGCGCCGATGATGGATGGGGCCGACTGAAATCGCTACAGGCCACGTCTTTAAAGGGTTGTAGCCTGACATGAGCTTTGTCCGTGTGCACCAGGTGTGCAAATTCAGAACCACCCATCGCATACCTATCACCATCCTTTGGTGACCTTTTCGTTCCCAACGCCTCAAATCAGTCCAGTCGCAACCTAATCTGAAGCCCCCTTTGTCTGTCCAATACCAAGCACTACCGACTGGCACTCCTGACACCCATGGACTATCAGACACTGCTTCACCGCTCCCAGGCAGTGCGACAAGGCCACGATGTCACTCTCCGCAACTGTGACAGCCATAGATCTCGCACTCGATGAGAGTGACATGGTGATATTTCGCTCTCCTAGGCTGTGACACCCTCAGATTTCGCACTAGCTGACTGCGGCGTCCAGCTGTCCCACACTCACCTACTGTAACAGGCATGATATGTCGCATTGACATTGTGCGAACTACGAAGTATATCGGGCCATTTGAGGCACTAGTGTTGCCAGGGCTGGCTTCGAAGTTGCCATTTAAGGCACTCTAACTGCCAAAAAAGACCACATCTTTTTGATAAAAACACTTCCCCCACCTAATGCTCCATTTGCATAATAAGCATATAGATTGAGTTGGCCAGTTGTGTCTATGATAGACATTTAATGCTGCTCACTCTCCTTCGGAGGTTGCGCTGATGAACAATAACAATAAAAAAGGCAGGCCAACTCTTGATGCTTCAAAACGTCGAGACAAGCCACTCATCATTCGCTTAAGCGAGAAAGAGCGGGCAATTATAAAAGCCAAGTGCGAAGAAGCAGGCTACCAAGCTGCAGGGGCATTCGTGCGTGACGTCTTAGTGAGTTCGAAGGTGACGGGCAAGGTGCGCATCCCACTGTCGCACATCCAGCTCTCGGTAGAGCTACAGCGAATTGCAGGCCTTATTAGCAAAGGCCAAGACATCGAGGTAGTTGTACAGAAGCTGGTAGATATCAATAACCGCCTCTTGGGCATTGGAGAATTATAAGATGATTGGGAAAATCACGGACAAGGGCGTGGGCTCCTTCCGGAACCGTATCGAATATATCTTCGGACTACGGAAGCACGAGCATGCCCTTACAACAATTCGAACCATTGGCCGGAACTGCTTTTCGCCTGACCCGCTTCGCAATGGGCACGACAAAGACAAGATCGATGTCGAGGGGATGATTTCAGAGTTTGATACTGTTGAAAAATTAAGAAATAACGCCATCGACTCAGATCGTGTGGTGAAGCCCGTTTGGCACGCCATCCTGGCACTACCTCCAGGTGAGCACTTGGACGACCAGCAATGGCGCGAAGCGATCGAGATGTACCTATCCGACCTTGGCTTCAGCGACCTGAACAAGTGGGTTGCGGTGCTCCACGGGGACACAGACCACGAGCATGTCCACATCGTCGCTAATCGCATTCGTTTAGATGAAGAGTTTTCCATGGTCAAGGACTCAAACGAGCGGTCGCGCAGCTGTGATTCCAAATCCAAGATTGAGGATAACTTTGGCCTGAGTAAAGCCCCTGCACCCTCAGAAACGTGGGGAACAGCCATCTCCCGCAACGCCCTGGAAGCCGCTGAACGCGAAGGCACGATTGCCCTGAAACACCGTATGATCGCAAAAATCGCAGGTGCCGTAGAAGCCTGCCAGGCCCAAGGCGGCGACATGTTCATGCTCATCCAGCTCCTGCGCCGGCAACAGATCTACGTCCACTTCACGAAGAACGCCGAGGGTCAGCCGACAGGCATTAGCTACGAATACAACGGCACCATCATCTCAGGCCGCAAGCTGAAACGCTCCAGGCTCACATTCCAAAAACTGACCCAACAAGAAGGCATCAGCTATGCCCCCGAAACCTTTCCAAGCCTTGAGGCTGAAGCTGCTCGAAGATATAGCGAACACCAAGAGCGAATCCGAGTTTTCTATCTCGTCCTCCGCGCCCGCAATCGTCGAGCCATCCGTCTCAGCATCGCAGTACAAAACCAAAAAGAGCTCGAAGCCACGATCAAGCTGATCATCGCCTTGCTCCTGAGCCTTCTGGGCATTCGAGCAAATTGGGAGCTTGAAGACAAAAAGCCCGGCGAGACCTACTACCAACTGCGAAGCGACTGGATGACGATGCCTAGGGTCGAACAGGAGCAGGATCTGGGCATGGCCTGGGAGAATGACCCGGCGCTGGCTCTGTAATGAAAAATCCCCGCAGCGCGGGGATTCTAATTATTTCCACTCAAGGCCTGAGGTGTCGAATTCGAAGACCCTGCTGCCTTCTTGGTAAAAATTGGCCTCGATATAGACCTTGTCGGATTTGCGGGCCTGGCTGATAAACGATGAGGCGTTACTGATGAAAAGGAGATTTGAGCTGTGATCGTCTGGTTCGCTCGCTGACATCCTCTGGGCGTTACCTTTCGAAAACCGCACGCGGACATCGCAGTCATCGTAACCGCAGATAAACTGGCCCTTTTCGATCGCGACGTATACAGACGTCCCCCAGCGCGGGTGCTTCCTGATCGTCAGTGTGGCTCGTTGAGTCCCGCCGTATGGGAATTTGAAGTCTACTGTGTTGATCGAGGAAACGAACGCTCGGCGCACTGACTTTCCTGAAATGCCGTCTTCACTGTCGGTATAGTTCCATGCCAGCCCCATGTTTTGCCGACGGGCCCTCTCCGCTGCTGCCTGCTCACGCAACTTCTCTTCCTCGGCGCGCTTTTCGTCGAGCTTGGCAAACTTGTCGGCGTTTTGCTGGAATGATGGATCTATAGCGGCAAGCTCGGAGTAAGTCGAAGCCAAGGCCTTGTAGTCATCCTGCTTGATTTTGCCAAGAGAGTCCAAAAGGAATGCCTTTTTCTGCTTGCTTTCCATCTCGGCTTTCTGTGCTGAAACTTTGGAAAATGCCTGGTCGATTTCGAAGCTGCCAGCGTTGCTATATTTAGACCCGAGCGCGGAGGCAGCCTCGTAATCTTGCTTCGCTATCAGCGTATTCATTTCAGCCAGGATCGCACCATTGTTCGCGCTGACGTATTCGCGCCTCTCCTTCTGTGCTTGCTCAGCTTTCTGCTGATTTGCCAAAGCCTCTTGAGCAGCGTGCTCAGCGCGATCTGCGTCCATTGCCCGGTTGCTGGTGTAGATGAACATACCGAAGCAGACAATGGTCACAACAGCGCGCATTCCAGGGGTCACTGTGATGCCAGTCTTTTCGTGGATTATGCGATTCAGTCGAGGAACGAAGATGCCGGCTGCGGCTAGCATGATCAGGCCCGACAGAAAGCTGGTGGCCATGGCACCCAAGCCAACAATCAAGAGAACCGTGAACAGCAGCCACATCACCACTGCCCCGAACAACCCGCGCACCTTCGAATCTGTCACCGCAATATCTCCCTGAAAATGCCGCTGAGCCTAGGCGATAGCACTGTGCCAGCGCAATGATCCGGCTTACGAGAGGGAGAGAATTGATGAACTGGCTGAGTTCATCGAATCCAATCTGCTGGATGAGCTGGCTGACCAGGGGTGCGTCGAAGGGTTTTGCTTGAACGCCAGGGCTGGGCTTGAAAGGGAATTCACGAAATTGCAGGCTTTCAAGAAATCGTGGTGTACTGCAGCAGCGAGGCAGATCTGGTACAAGTACAACCACTGATTTAAACTACCAGAAGGAATAACCGGCCAACTAGGCCGGCATCCGGCTTACTGATCTGATGCGAATTGATCTCTTGGATTGATCGTCCAGGTGTTAATATCTTCGCCAGGCTTGTAAGGAGCTACGAACTCCGGATTTCTACAATGCAATCTTAATATGTCTATGCCTTCGCAAATCATGTTTGCAGTTTGGCGAGCTTGCAAGATCTGACTATAGTCCATTTCGTGAACATGGCCCGACTTATCGTACTTAATCATCTTCATATGGCCACCACCAACCATAGCTAAGAACCCATGGGCGATATGGTTCCTTTTATCGAGCAGGCTCTTAATTTGTTTGCACATGTTTATTATTCTTGATATTGCAGGGGATGGCGGTAGTTCCTTCGCGAGCGTACCTATAACTTTTACACGTTCGTCTGTTGTCTTTTTATTCCAATTATCTGGCAAGCTAATTGGGAGTTCTTGGCCAGTGAGAATTCCATAAACCAATTTTAGCTGAAAATCAATTTCATTAACGGAGTAGATCACCCAGCCCATGCTCATAGCCCATTGGTGTCTATCTGCGTGTGGCACTCCTTGCATTCCATGTCCTTACGCATTGAATATTTGAAGGTATCCTAACAAAAAAAGCCGGTCAGTGAACGGCCTTTGGGGCTGCAGGGCTTTACGCGTACTCTTCTTTGAACAGCTTCGACAGACCTGTGCCGTTGACAGCCCTAGACGCCAGCAAGGTGCCCTTGATCTCTTGATCTGCCCAATCTGCGCTTAAAAGCTGGCGTTGAGCCGCAGGCGAAAGGGCCACTTTGTGGTATGTGACTTTCACGGACTGGTCGTCGTTGCCAAGGTTGAAGCCTTCGAACACGATCTGGACGTTCATGTTGCTGTTGATCAGGCCCTCCAGCCGAGTAGCTGCGCGCGTGGAGTAGATGACCGTTGCTTCAGCGCCGTCGACAAAGCCAGCAGCGGAGTCGAACTCGATGGAGCCGCCAGAGACCCTATACAGATCTTCTTCCAGCGGCTCTCCGCCAACAGTGACTGATGCAACGGCAGCGATCATGCCTGGCACAACCACACTCCGCCCCAAGAAGACAGAGCCAGTCCAAGTTTTCTCTACTGCAGCAGAGTCCTTGATATCAGCGAACAAGGCCAGCTTCATAACTTCGGGGTTGAAGTCCTTGGCGGTGATTGTGAGTTCGCCAGTGTTCTTAATTACCTTGGACTTGGCTGTACTCAGAGTGCCATAAGTGGTGTCTTGCGTTTCAACTTTGTCACTTGTCAGCGCCAGGACAGCTGAAGACGAGTAAGCCACAGCGTAAAAGCCGCCGATAGGTTTATCGTGGGCATCCAGTTTTGCGATAAGGATTGCGCCGTTTCCAAGCCATCCGATGGAAGTATCAATTGTTTGTACAGGCATTTTATGCACCTTTGTTGTTTTTATTGTTGGTGAAGATCAGTCAAAGCCAACCCAGTGTGTCCAGGTAAGAAGATACGAGCTGAAGTTGTTGTTGGAAGAATTAAAACCTGAGGCCGCAGGCTGCAGGCTGCAGCCCATTTACCTTTGGTAAGCTTAGGGTGTTCCTAGAAGATCCGCGATAGGTTTTCAGGGCTGTTACTAGCTCGTGCACAAGTCGAACCGCCCGCCTGGAAACTCCATATGTGTCTTGGTCACAAACAGCGATAATGAAGGCGCCGAAGTTAGAGTCACACACAAGCCGTGGGCCATCAGTTATAAAATCACCACCACCGTAAGAAACCAGAACATAGCAGCGGTCACTCGACATTTGGAGATTGCCGAGCTTGTCATTTTCTATGACTCCCTCAAACAATCGCACTATCGGCTTTGATGGCAAATTTTCAATGAGGGTTTTTTAGGCTTCGAGGGTTTCAGTGATGGCCATTCTTTTTCTTCTTATTTTATCACAGGCGGAGTTGTGCTCAGGGCGTTTTCAAGGTTCTGCAAAAGGATATTTTGGTATTCGGCGAGCCAGGCTTTTGGAAGTCCAGTTTTGTCTGGAAGGTATCGCCTTTGCTTAACGGTAATTCCGTACTGATGGTTGTCCACGTATATCAAGTTCGATGCTAATTCGAGGTTGGTGCCCCGGACGTTGTGATGCTATTTCTGAGCCTGCCGGTGTCGAGGAGTGGCTGACCCTGGCGGTGGTGAATAGGCGCCCATGGCTGGCCGTAAGGGTCGACGCTCCGCTGGAAGCAGGTTTTGACACGGGCAATCCAGCGGACACCGATCTGGTTGAGGCCTTTCTTAACGTGCGGGTTTGCATGGCCGAGCTGCCTGACCTTGCTCACGAGCTCTTGCAACGCTGAGGTGTCGACTTCGAGAGTGATGGGCTGGGTTGCGGCAGTGATCATGAGCGGATGAGCCTCACGTTGTGAAAGCCGGACTTGCGGGACTCCTGGGTTGCTGTGCGGAAGCGGCCATGGGCCTACACGAATCTGGGGCAATACTTTCGTACAAATCCGAGGCTTGCCCGTCTAGCCAAAGTTTGACCAGTTGCACCATGACACCCCGCCTAGTGGCTGTAGACGTTTCGATCAGCTATGCTCGCTAGCATACCCATGACGATATCACTTCGCCAGCAAGCCAATGCATATTTGGAAATAACTATGTACTTGAAACGTGTGCAGATTGATGACGGTTTTCTAGAAGGACTAGACGTTCAACTTTCAGAAGGCCTTAATACAATAATTGGTGCAAGAGGTACAGGAAAAACGTCGCTTCTTGAATTGATAAGATTTTGCTTGGGTACTAGTGGGTTTTCTTCTGGATATCATAAAAAGTCATTCGAACATGCGTTATCAGTAATTGGCGATGGAAAAATAACTGTATCCCTTGAGGATAACGGCCAAGAGATTTTAGTAAGTAGAGGTGCAGCGGATGCTTCGCCGTACGCTACAGCACCTTTTACACCTCCGATAATTCTTTCGCAGACCGAAGTTGAATCGGTTGGGCTGCTGGCACAAGGGAGACTAGAGCTAATCGATTCGTTTATCACCAATCTCAGTGAGTTTGAAGCGTTCGACGGCTACATTGCTGCAGAAGTACATTCTGTCAGCAAAGAGGTAGATGCACTAATTAAAGAGCGTGCCGATACGTTAGACAGTCTACTTGAGCTTCAGCATATTAATGCCGAGCTAAGCAATATCTCCAGCAAAGAGCAGGAAATTGCAAAATTCTCGGTGAGTGCTGCTGAGAAGCAAGCTCAAATAAATCAGCAAGCGAGAGAACTGTCGAAGTTTTCAATCCAAGATGCCTATATTGAGCGGTTCGGAGATCGACTGAATGAAGCGCTTGCCAGTATATCGAAAGGTATAAATATGATTGCAAGTGCGGAAAACTGGGTCGGAGATGGTGGAAGTGATCCTCTTAGCCCTATTCGAGCGGCGTTGAGCGAGAACTCACACCAGCTATTTTCCGGACACGTGAGCCTGCAAAACTTGCTCCCTGTTATGAATGCGATTCGTGCGGGAATACAGAGCAATAGGGCTTCCATTGAAGAAGCCAACAGGATCTTGCGGAAAGATTTTGAATCGATAGTTGAGGGTGCTGGGAATATATCTAGGGAAGCTACGCGGATTAGAGAAAGGAAGGCAACGTTAGAAAATTTGGCGATGTTTGCTGCTGATCAAGAGCTGCGAATAGCTAGTCTGTCAACAAAGCGAAATGAGCTCTTGAATAAAATGGAAGAGTCAAGACGCTCTAGATTCAGTTGGCGTAAGCAGATATGCGACTCTATCAATAAAGCGCTCGGGCCTAAGATAAAAGTCAAAGTCGATCAATCAGGTCAGATTGACGCTTATACATCTCTACTGTCAGAAGTCTTGCGGGGGAGCGGATTAAAATACAATGAAATAGCTAAAGCTGTAAGCGCGCTTGTAAGCCCGAGGGAACTTGGTGAGCTAGTGCAAAGTAGTAATTTTGAGCAGCTATCAACGATCACAGGCATTACAAGAGATAGGGCTGCGAAATTATTAAACCATCTACGCGATGTAGGCATGGGTGAGTTGTTAACCTGCCAAATCGAAGATGTGGTTACTTTTCAATTGCTCGACGGGGCCGCTTACAAGGATCTGTCGCAACTTTCAACCGGGCAGCGTTGCACAGTCGTTTTGCCTATTGTTCTAGAGCATACTAGTCGGGTAATAATAGTTGATCAGCCAGAAGATCATATCGATAACGCATTTATCGCTGAAACACTAATAAAATCAATTCGCCGACGATCTAAAAATTCTCAAATCATATTTACCACGCACAATGCAAATATACCAGTATTAGGATATGCAGACCGCGTCATTCAGATGGAGTCTGATGGGCGACGGGGATATGTCCAACTCGAAAAGTCTCTAAATCATCATGACTCCATTGAAGCAATCAGCAATGTTATGGAGGGGGGTAAAGCGGCATTTGAATATAGGGCGAAATTTTACGCGAGCTCTGACGAATGA